AACTTCTGTCTCATTGTAATCGCCTCCGTTAACTATCTTTTACCCCTTATTCTCGTACATTCTCCTTGTTATATCTATTTTTTATTTTAACCAACTCTTTTTCCTCTTGCCATATTAATCACCTCCATGGACACGTATCGTTTTTTGTTCGTTTTGCAGGCCCTCTTGAAATAAGGTCTGCGGTTCCATAATGTATTGCATTGTGCGTTTTAAAAGACGTTGAGATTAGATTCTCAAGATCAAACACGCAAGGTCTTCTTTCCAAAATATCATCTATCGTTATGGGATTGATGTGATGAATGTAAATGGATCCAGAAATTGGACAATCTTCAATCGCAAGATCATTTCCTCCATCTCTATAGATCACTTCTCTTCTTGTTGTTTTCCATTCATCTGTTTGGTAAAGGATTTGATTTAGATATCTATGTCCTCCGAATGTGGTTTCACCAACTATCCCAGATAGACTAAGATAAGAAAATCTTTCTTCAAAGGTTTCGAGTTTGATTAACTCAGAATACGTTTTATAAATAATCGTCTTCATTGTCATCATCTTCGTCTCCTTTAAAATCCCCCTTATAACTTTTAAAAGCAGCCAATGCCTTTACGTAAAGATCACTATTAGAAGCTTTATCCGCAATCTCTTGCTCTTTCGCCTGCTGTAATGCAATGTCACTTCTTAGTTTTTCCAATTCCAACTGCGCTTTTGTAGTTGCAAGCTTTAAAAGCGTTGTAATTATTTGGGAAGATGCAGTTCCATTTAATAATCTCCTCTCTGTTTCTTCCACAGCGAGATTAACCAACTGATTCTCCCTTGCTTCGGGAGTTTTTGCTGGCGTCTGTTTTCGTTTAGCCATACTTACCTCCCCTTTTAAATATCTTTTATGGTAGTTTTCATAAGACCCCAAGCACTTTTGTTGAAGTTTTCCTTAAAAGGAGACAACTTTTTTCAGTGTATAAAACCTCTAAAGCACTTGGAGCCTTGTGAAAACATCATTCCTTTACGGAATTTTTAGGCCAATGTTTTTAAAAATATAACCCCCGGAGAAAAATTTAAGACAGGCGCGATTTGGGAGGGGGGTAGAATATAAATACCCCTCCCCCCGTATCATTTTTACCCATTGACTGTCTTTTTAAAATCCGATTGATAAACGATCTTATAAATCATTGGTTCTCTTTTGACAATTCTTTCCATTGCTTCAATTATTGCTTTGTCGTTGACTTCATCGCTTGCAACATCTGAAACGTTTGATTCATTTGCTAACAAACCACAACAGTTGTGACCCAAAAGCAAATCTTCTTTCCACCAACGATCAAACTCAGTAAAAGGATTAAAAGGATTGTCAAACGTTGTTAACATTGAATCTTTTTCCATAAAAAACTCCTTTCAAATCTTTTTACTATTTAATTTCTAAGAGCAGAAGAAACGGTTGACGCAGAAACACCTAAACGATCAGCAATCTCTTTCTGTGTATACATACCAGACGAAGCCATAGCTTCAATAAGAGAAACCTGAGAAGAGGATAAACTTGATGAAGAAGTTCTTGGCGTAGCCCTCATCTTAAAAGCTTCTTGATCTGTATTATTTAGGATCTGAGTAAGCTTTGTGGTACTTATAGCATTAGCCTGAATAGCCTCCCATTCTCGATCAGTTATCACTACAGGCTCTTTCTTTGCACCAACTTCGGCCCTCGCCTGTGTAAGCGCTCTTGATCGCTCTCTCTGACGATGCTCATAATCCATATCTGGGTTAGATGCAAACTTTTCAGACACTATGCTATTTGCTATGATCTGTGCTTGCCTCTCTCTGGGTGCATTGCTCTGTGCTACCCTAAGTTTTCTATTTAAATCCTCTACTTCATTGGCATATGTTTCTTTTGCCGTCTGGGATACTGGAGTTGGCTTGATAGAACGAGCTTCTCGTCTAGCCTCATTTGCCATGCCCTTCAGTTCATTAGCATAGTTGGCGTAGGCCATTTCCTTACTATTACTCTTATCACGAACAAGATCTCTTGCATCGTCGACGGTATCCATACGAGACACCTCCTGTTGCTTGTTCTTATTGGTGGTACGATATACCTTCTTACCAGCATTGTATTGGGCAAGTTCCTCTGATGTCATTTTTTGAGGATCTTTTATCTGTTCGACGATCTTTTCTTCCGTATTTCGCCATACTTTCTGACCTTTATTCCATCTTTTAAGCTCTTCGGGAGTCATCTTACCCGTATCTGTAACTTCTTTTCTTTGGTCAATTCTCGTTACAGCGCCAGCTCTCGAAAAGATTGTGGAGGCACCGGTTGTCTCTCTTCCAGTCTCTGGATCCACTCTCTTCTGATACCTGTCTTTCAAGGCTTTAATGTCATTGTCTTCCGCCGACTGTTTGTAATCCAGATGGTGCTTCTCAGCATCAATAACTACCATAGAATGTTTAACAGCTCTTACAATTTCCCGCTCCTTAGCACCCTGAACAGTCATATCCGTGATAAGGTTTGTGACTCGACCCATTTCATTCTGCTTTGTTCTATTTTTCATCTTTGGAGCGTCATCCGGTAATTTGTAAATTTCTTTGGCATCGAAAGATTTTAATTCATCGAAATAAGGCCTTGATTTGATGCTGATTCTATTTGAAGCCATTGGTATAACAAGTGCTGTATCTCCATCAAAATCAGCTCCTGAAAGCTGTTCTGCAACTTTTGTGTTAATACCAACTGCGTCCGAAGCACCAGCCATAACACGCTTTGCTTCTGGATGTTTATTGTTAACTTTCAAAACTGGAATCTCAAAAGTACCACCATGTGGATACCGAACAAGAGCAACAACATCTCCATCATCAAAATTTGGAGCATAGATCTCCGTATCTTTCAAACCAGGTATAGGTAAAAGTACCTGAAAAGCCTGATTTTTAAACCCTTTTACACTAAGATCAGCGGCATTTGCATCACAGCCAGCTGCAAAATCTTCCAAAAGCTTCTTCTTAATGACAGGGTTTGTTAAATTTCTTATTTCATCCAACTCAGCTCTTTTATCGGCAACTGATAAATCAATCTGTTGCTTAATAAGTTTCAAAGGCTGCTTTGAAAGGAATTGAGCTGACAAATTTCTTGACCAGGTATCCCAATCGCCTTCGTCCTGAAGCTTGTTGATGGGAGAAAGTCTCTTGTTTCCTTTTTCATCAACATAGTAATGCTGACCACCTCTTGTAATAACTCCATTTTTCTCCTTAGGAGAACGAATAAGAGCTCCAAACGGATTATCTTTATCAATAACTTCCGTTCCATCATCAAGTTTAACTTTCTTTAACTCCTTAAACACTTTCTCTTTCGGAGTCCCGATGTGTTTGTTTGAATTATAAATAACGTCGATACCCTTTGGAAGTTTTTCTGTTGTATAAATAGCCATTCCCTTCATATAATGTGTTCCGTCAACGGCTATTCTTACCTGAGAATACCTCGATCCTTCAAGAGAAAGATCAACCGCATTAGGATTGATTTCGATAACGCCATCTTTCTCTTTTCCACCCTGTTCTGCGTATCTGATCATTATTCGTTTAGAACTTATACTTTCCGGAAACTCAGGAGTCCACCAAGTTTTACCTTCGTCAGGCGTATAGTCCTGGATCGGGGAAATATTAAATTTATTTTTCTGTATTCTTGCAAATGTATCCTTCGGAGTTTCTCCTTCCTCTTGCTTTGCAAGAACCATAATAGAGGTTTTATGATCGGTTCCCATCTGTGGAACCTGAACCCAACTTTTTACGTAGCCTTCTTTTTCAAGCATGGCAATTGCAACTTTCTTAGTACTGTCCGTACATCCAAGAGTAAACTCGGTTGCTTTACTTACATCTATGATGCCACTTTCGCTCTCTTCAATACGTTTTTTAAGCATGGCTGCTGTATTCTCATACTTATTTGTTCGTTCTGCAATGACTGGATCAAGAAGAGATCTGATCGAACTTTCATTCTTTCCCATCCTTCTTGCTACTTCAGAAACATTTCCTTTACACTCATCGAGAAGCTCTATAGCTCTAGCTCGATTAATTTGTCTCTGCTTTTTTGTCTGTATAGCAATTTCCGCTCTAAGATTCGTAGTAGTTGCATGATCTCCAAGGAGCATTTTTGCAATGTCCGCATCTTTCAAGCCTCGCTTTTTAAGAACCTTAACTTCAGAGAGGAAGTCAAATTGATGCTGACCAGGATTTTCGCCAGACCCCCAAGCATATCTACCAGAGCCTCTTCCTGGTGGTTGATTATCATGAGCCACTCCCGTATGAATCAAATCCTTCATCATAGTTGTCCTCCAATTCTTCTAAGATTCTTGAATATCTTTGGATCTTATCCATGACCGGTAAGATTTCATCAATCTCAGGATTTTCTTCTAAAATTTCATTGTTCTGATAAATACGAAGCTCTATCTTTCTGACATTTTTCAGAGTAATCTCCGGATAACATAAGAAAAATAAAGCAGCATAAATCATCAATTGAAGAAATGAGACTTTTGTTTTACCAGTTTTAAGATCTGATACTCTGAGAATACCATCTTTAAAATCAATGCCATCAGCCGTTCCGTACGCAAACTTTGAATAAAACAGTTTTTCTTCTGGCCTCAAGCCAAGCTTGATAGCATCATTCACATATAAAGATAATGTAGAACCATTTTCAGGAAGCTTAACTTTCATCTTTATAAGGCTACAAGCCAACGCATGCATAGCAGTTCCTCTTGATGCGGCTAACTTATTGATATAGATTCTAACAAGTTTCTCATCATCATAATTGTACCAAGCATGATTGGAAGCTCCAAGAAATGCATGTTCTCCATCTCTAAATTTCTTTGAAAAATCTTTCCAGATCATCTAGCACCTCCTGTCGATTTTCAGGATAAAGAAATGAAGAAAATGACATTTCATTCATTAAATCCACATAGTAATCCTGATTTGGCTGATGCGCAGATCTCCTACTTTTCTTGCATTCAAGGGTTGCCCATCGATCTTCCCATAAAACAATAAGATCTGGAATCCCCTGCTTATAAGAGGAATCGTTTTTTAAGATGATGCATCCAGGGAATCTAACTTTCAGTTCTTTAATAACCGAAGCTTGAAAATCTCTTTCTAACATCTCTTCACCTCCAAAAATAAAAAGAGAAGTGTAAAATCCGTTTCCGAATTCACCAAGACACCAACGATGTCTCTTCCTCTCTATTATATGGTAGGAAATTCACGCGAACTAAAAATATACATTTTTTTAATTTCTTCTGTTTTTTCTCATACACGATCTGTGAAAACAGTATCTCATTCCTTCTTTTTTACATTGTTTTACAACTTGACAGTCATGATGAGGATCAACGTCTTTTTTACAATACAAACATTTTGAATATTTCCAAATCACAGTTTCGTCACTCATAAGCCACTCCTTCTTATCTTTCAGTTTTCATATTTTATCCTCTTTCCATAAATGAGGACACTCGATACAACTTTCTGATAAATATTCTGTATTTTTTGTACCACCAACTAGACCACTACATAAACCCATAGCAGCATGCCCAGAATACTCTTGTTCTGTATAACATCTTTCATACGAACCAAATATTTTTTCCTGTGCGCTAGAACACATTTTCTTTATCCATTTTAATATCATAAGTTATTCCTCCTTATAAATGATCTCTCATTAAAGTTCTTCTTATTTTTCAGTTTTCTCCATATTGCTATATCAATCGGAGCATTTGATCTAAAATGATAATAATACAAATCATGAAATGGGGTATTCATTCGATCAATCCGCCCAGAAGCCTGCTCCAATGTTCGATAAGAGTATGTTTGGCTAAACATTACAATCGTATCTGTCGTAATACAATTCCAACCTTCACACCCAGCCGAATACTGAACAAGATAAAGCCAACTTTCACCTTTTGGAAGCTCTTCATGCTTCTCTCCATTCCATTCTTTGTATTTTATTCCTGATTCTTCTGCATACTCTCTAAGCATGTTAAGTTCATACGTAAAGTTGTAGAATATAATACAGCATTTCTTATCTTTCACGATTTTGTCTAACGCTAATATTCTGCTATAATCATTATAACATACTTTACGAATCAGATATAATAACTTTCCAGTTTCCTCAATTGGGCAATTGTCATAAGGATCCCATCTATTTTTCATAACAGTTCGATAAAGTTCTTTATCATAATCAACAATAACATATTCATTATGCCGAACGGTTGTCCTTCGATCCTCCATCTGAACCAAAATCTTAGATCTCAGGATTTCCAATTTCTTTTCTCCAACGTATCTTTCAATCTTTGGGAATTTTGTATAAGGACTAAACACACAATGTTGGTTGTTGAAGTCTGTTTTGTTTTTAAAGAAACCATTGGCAACGAATACCGGAATATAATCGCTCCATTGATCGCCAGGAGTTGCCGATAACAAAACCCACTGATTTTTTCTGGCGATATTAAAAAATGCTTTTACCCATGCCCCACTTCCAACAAGCCTTTGCTCATCAAAAATAAAGAATGATCCATAAACATTTTTATATTTCTTTATATTATTCCAACTATCAATGGTAACTTTTACATTTGATAATGAATTTTCTCTATCTTCAAAAAGATGATAAGCAGCACATTCCTGTTGCCATTCATGAGTATCTCTTTTCTTGGCAGTTGTGATAATGTATAAATCTCTTGGAGATTTCATTTCTCTGATGCTTCCAGAGCCGTTTACTTTTACAGAACCATCACAAACTTTAAACATATAATAACCAATGCCAGTTCTTGATTTACCAGAGCCGACTCCACCACAAAGGATGGAGCCGTTTTTCAGTTCATCAATGGCCTGTAGTTGATAATCAGTCAATTGAACAGCCATCTTTTAACCTCCTCTCTGATAACACGATTATTTAATCGTCATATTCCTCATCCAGATCAGGAATATCTGCATATTTCTCAGCAAACTCATCTTCAGAGATTGTCACGTAAATTGCTTTGAGATATGCCGAAACCCCAGCAGGACGACCTTTGATTGCAGGATAGTTATACGGCCTGATAATCAGGTCACAATTTTCAATCCGGGACCAATCTAACTGATCAATAGTCTCCTCAGTAAGTTTCTTCTTGCCTCTCGAATTGATCAGGACTACAATCGGCGGATAAGGGTTGAACTTTACTTTAACTGAAAGCCAAGGCTGCTTATACTGCTCAGGATCATCATCTCTCGGTTTCAGATATTTTACTTTCCATCCATCACGTATAAGATCCTCCGCCAACCGATCATCAAGTTTCACTCCGAAATTCCGGTTTCCTTCATCATTGAAATCAGTTCGCTTACCCTGGAAGTTTTTGAAAATTAACTCCGCGTTCTCAATGTGGATGTTTCCTGTAACTCTTTCTTCACTCATATTTTGGTCTCCTTTCACTTAGACAGAATTTTGAAAAATTTTACATTTATTTTATGCCGCCGTAGGCGGATTCATAAAATCATCATTAAAAGGTATTTCTTCTTTATCCGTGTTAGGGATACTCATCCAAACCGGAGGAGCATCGTCCAAAACAAACCGTTCAAAGTCACCATACTGTGATATGGTCTCAACAGCATCGTCTACAAGCTTATCATAATATGATGTATCAATCATATCCTGATACCTAAGTTTCAGAACCATTTCAGCTTCCATCCACTTGTAAACTTCGTTTCCTTTTCCTGGTTTCTTTGTTCCTGTTGCCGCAGAGAATTTTCCGTTTCCTTCCCTTAGCAATATTCCAGCACCAACTCCATCTTTCATAGGACAGAATGATCCCACTTTTCCGACAAATCGATAATCATGTTCACCCTCTCCAAGATTTTCGTTGAAATCTAAATACAAAGCAGTACTTACACTCTTTGTTTCGCATAAATCTTCAAAGACTATTGGTTCTTTACTAAACAACGTCTTAAATACATACGGAACCTGGAACTGTGTTCCGGTTGCGGTCCAATAAGGTTCGTCAAGCCGCTTTCCGTCTTCTTCGCCTACCTGAGCAATATAAACTGCATCGTTAACGAGACAAATCTTGTTGTATGTTGCCTCATGTTCGAACGTGTAACCATATTCCTTGCCATAATTCATGACAAACTCAATAATCTCAGGGGTTGCATTCGCGATCTTAATAGAATCTGTCTTAATATGGATAACTGTAAATCCACGCTCCTGAACCTCATGCTTCAAATTGATCATGAACAGTGCACCATACTTCGCAACAATATTATCCACATTTCGAGGATCTCTCAGTTTATTATCAAATTTAGCTGACGTGAGACCATAAACAGAATTGATTGCCGTCTTCAAAGCATTTGCCAGTTTCTTTGCGCCGCTAGGATCATTTAAATATTTATGCAATCTTTCCGGAAGAATCGATTTAGCAGCCTCGTAGTCTTTATGCTTAATGTAGATTCTTGCATCTACAATGTTCTTAAATTTCGCTGTATACTCATCACCGAAGATATTAAGTCGAATTGCACTGTGCGGATGCATGGATGCAATATCCAATAATGCTGCATTATAATAAATCCCAGGTTTTGCATAAACATATCCACCTTCTCCAGGATCTTCTCCACGATAAATGCTCTTTCCTGATACAATCTTTGTTCCTTCCAAATACTCTTCTTTCGGAATACCATAAGGATCGTATCTATACCCTGGGAAGATTGTACTAAGATCTGTGTAAACATACTGACTCTGGGGATTTCTATCTTTTCCAACAATGATTCTTGTTGTACAGTTATTGGTTGTATCGTTAGGAGTAAGTTCTGCCCACTCAGACAATACCTCTCTTGCTAACCAATCCTGCTGATTTGCCAACCAAGTCGCCTCAGTTGCAATAACATCATCTTTACAATAATCAGCAACCTCACCCCATTTTTCTTCAGGTACCGGTTGATCCCAACGATATCCAAGCTCGTGGTGATGGATTCCCAATTTTATTTCCCACTTCTTTAAGCTCATTTTATTTGCTGAACTCAAGAAATCATAAATATCCGTATAGGATAAATTATATGCCTCTCCAAAGAACGCTTCTTTATCGCCCTCCGCAATAATTCTCTGACTTAAACGATAAAGTTGTTCTACCGTATAACCCATCATACATGCATAAAGCATGTGATTATCATACTTACGATTGTTAAAACCAATCAATCTATTTTTACATAACTCCTCAATCTGTTCAGGTTTCGGATTAATCCATGATACCGGTTTATTATTCTCTCCAGCTTTCTTCCAAACGACAACAAACAAATTGGGAAATATCTCTACATCAAAGAACACCAAAGGCGCATCTTTCTTATAATCTGAGGAATCTTCACTCGGTTCTGCAGATGCAAATTTCATCTTACTTACCATTCTCAGACAATAATCTGCATTGTGACTGCTACTAAGAGCAAAATTTTGAACTGCCGGCCTCATATCCCGCAGATCATATTTCAACCCCTGCTCATAAGCATCATCCAAAATTTTCATAATGAAATCAATAGACGGTTTTGTAAAACTGTGAATTTCTTTACGTAAGTTCTTTTTGATCAATTCTCTCAATCCTCGTTCAGATTGGATTGTTTCGTCTTTTATCACATTTTTCACCTCTCTCTTCGGCAATCCTGACGATATTGTTGATATTCCCAGGTTATTGCATTTTGACACACGTCTTCGTAGGCTTGACTTTCCTGTGAAAACCTTGATTTCAATGTCTGGACTATAAACCCTGGACAACTCGTTTGGGTCCCCCTCATACCAATAATGCAAATGAATGCCAGATCCGCCTTGGCTTAGTTCTGCGTAGGTCTTAGGCCACTTAGAAGCGGCTCTAAGATTGAGTTCGAAATCTTTCTCGCCTTTCTCGTTCTTTATATCAAAATCTACAACAACTAAGTTCGCAAATGGTCGCATAAAATGAACTTTTGTTGTATCCAGATCTTTCAACAAAGTTTTGCAGTCATCCCATTTGAAAGTAGGAACTCCTTCGGAACTAGCATACTGAGCCTGACAATCTGCAAAGATTTCGTCAAACAAGCTTTTCTCACAGTCAAATTTCAGCCAACCGTCTTCTTTCAGAACCGGTCTCTGACACTGGTATAAAGGCTTATAATCCAGCTTTTCTTTTTTAAACCCATAGAAGACAGATCTTCGATTTCCATCACGATCTTCAAACCGCTTAAAATAATTCTGCATTTCATCCTTAAATAACCGTTTTGCTAAAGGATATAAAACCTTTGCGTCATCGCAATACTCCTGATACCGCTTCCAAGCAACACTTAATTGGATCCCATCCTCACTTCCTTCGATAAAGAAATCATAATTATCCTCTACAAAATTGAAGAAATCATTGGTTGCACCCATCATGGAGACCGGAATATAATCATCATAATAACTGAAACCAAGATCTCGATATCTCTCCAAGCATTGAGAAGCAATTCCTCCAAGCTCAAATTCAACTTGCTTCATTAATTCCTCAAAGCGTCTTCTCGGAATCTTTCTACCACTCGGCTGCACGTCGATCAATCGACGAAGAACTCCGCTCTTGGCATCTGTAATTTTCACAGGCTTATTAGTTCCCATAAAAAGAAATGAATTAAACCGACTATTGTAAGTAGATTTGTGTTTTTCATTCACCAGTAATTCTTCGTGAGAAACGATACTGTTCAGCTTTGTGTTATCTTCGATCCTACTCAGATCCCCATCATGCTCAATTGCTATCAATGGATTTGAGCGAAATGCTTCCAAAGCAAATGCGTTACTCGCTTTAGTAAGGGCTTTTGAATCAAATATGGAATAGTATCCAGGAAACAACATTTGTATAATGTTTAACAAAGTTGATTTACCGGAACCAGGCGCACCATATAACACAATAAACTTCTGCAAAGACTTGCTATCACCGTCAATAATTGCTCCGATAGCCCATTCCAACTTTCTTCTTTCTTCCTCATCATAAAGCGTACTGACAATCTCTTCATATGCTGGAGTCTCCTGATTAGTCAAAGCATAAGGAAGACTATGACTAATATAATCTGTCTTCTTCATGTCCGTGTTTGCAAATGTCACATTCACATCCAACTCATGATAATTATCTGCCAAAGACTTGGAATACTTTTTCCACTCACTCCAAGAGTTTGTAGAGAAGTCTACCATAGTCTTCAACTCTACTGGACAATCAAAAGGATTTGCTTCCATGAAATCATAGATCATCTTATCAACCAGTCTCTGTACGTCATACTCATCTTTTGACCAATAACCAGCATCTTCATCCCAAATTGCGTAAAAGGAAGTGCCCCGAATCATAAGATCTTTAGACCTCTTTGCTTTAAACTCAGGATACACCGTTATTACGCCGTTTCGCTTTCTATACTTGATGGAGACAAAATCCAACATAAAACCGCCTCCTTTACTGTTTTCTCGCATCTCTGTCAAAACGTCAAAAAATTCTTGCGAAAACTTTTTTATTTTTTTATTACTCTTATATATTTTTTCCTGCATAAATATTTAATAAAAAAGTGACGTTTTGACATAAAAACCACACAATATCCGTACAAAACTGCCAATTTTTTCTATTTTTTAGCAATTTTCACAAAATTTGTCACTTTTTGTCTTAAAAATTTGTGAGTCTCTTTGCCGTACAAATTTCAATGATTTTTCAAGTTTTTCCATTCATTTTTGATCATTTCTTCAATCTGTGCCGTCATGGTTCTCCCTTCAGCGCTACATAATGCTTTTAATTTTGCCATAATAGAGTCGCTTAAACGAATTTCAATTCTACTATTTTTCTTTTCCACACCCATTTAATCCTCTCATTTCTATATTTTAGTAAGTAAATTTGCATCATAAAACTGCTGATAAGCCTTTTTACTGTCAAATTCCTTACCGATCAGGTCCTCTAAAACCGCTGTTTTTGTCTTTCCAGAGACATGACAGATCGCCCAAAGTTTTCGAAAAAGTATCTCCCGACACCGAATTTCCACTCTTCTTGTTTTATTTTTACTCGCCATAACGATGCACCCTCCGAATTTCTTCTCCATTTACACGCAGAATATCACTAGAATCACCAAATATTGGTAACCATCTGACCACTTCACAGTCACTATTGAGTGCTTGATCCATATAACTGTTTGTAAAATGAACAATCCAATATAATACCTTTCGGTCAAATTTTGCGACAATCGGAACATTGTCAATATTTCCATTACAAGAAACAATTGCTAGAACCCATTCATATTCTGGACCAGGGTATCCGTCTACTTCAACGGTTCTCCATCGTTCCTCTTCTTTTGTTGTGAGTTTACGGAGTGATTTTGCAATATCTGTTAAGTTTTCATTAATAGCTAAAAAGCCAGACATTAGATTTTTCCTCTCTTTTCTAAATTATTCTTCATCTGCCTAACAACACATCTATATAATTCAGGAGATAACTGTCTACACTCATTATGAATTCTTCTCCAGAAAGTCGTAGCAGAATACTCACAATTTACAGCAGTCTCACGAATAGTGCTTCGATTATCCACCATCCACCAACAAGCATATAGCACATGCTTTTCTTCACTACTTAAATAATCTTTCTCAGGAACTTCGTAATTCTGATAATAAAGCATAATCAATCACCTCCTAGTCGTAATTTTCGCTAATATAAGAGTTCATTTGATCCCAGATTTCTATTTTTCTCTGATCTCTGTGATCATGATGAACCGGAAAAGGGCTTCCACGACCGTCTTTATCAAACCGACGATCAAGCCATCTCTGGACAATGTTAATAACATCCTGCTCCCGATATCGTTTTCCAACAAATTTCGTAAGACCAAGATTTTTCAGCATTTCTATAAAGAAATCTTCCGGATGCTCATCTGCAGGATCCCCAATAAACTCATCGTCCACCCTAATTGCCAAGCCGATTAGCATTTCAAATACAGAACACCAATGAGCAAAGAAGTCTTCTTCCACTTCAACAGAGAATTCACTCGGAATATTGTACTCATTTCTCAGATCGCACCCATCTTCTTCGCGATTATCATCCCTCTCCAAAATATAAGTAAAAGGCATGTTGTGTAAAATCGCAAAAATATTAGTCAACTTCGTCATACGCTGCAACCCACATCTCCAAATCAAGTATTGGAAATAGTCATCCCATAATTCCTCCATTTTTTTTCACCTCCTTTACTCCAAAAATTAGAAACACTAAGACCCCATGTTATTCACACGAGGTCTTACAGGTGTCATAATATACCTCCTTGCTTAAACAGTCCACATATCTACATTATTAAGTATAATATCATCATACCTTTTTCTTTTTAATAAAGATACATGTAAAAGAGCAAAGACTTTTAGTAAATAATGTCTTTTATGCCAATCGGTTATATTACATTCTCTATATCTTAATATATACACAATACCTCCTTCAAGTTACAAAAGAGAAAGGGCATGAAGCCCTTAATCTTTAAAACTCACAAGGATCATCCTTGTTAATTGCTGCTGTTATAGCCTTATCGATCCTTTTCTTATCCTCATCTCCGCATTCATACCGAACCCAAGGTGAATGATAACTTTCCCTCCCAAATCGATCTTCGCCGGCAACTCTCATCATAAAGTTACCCTCTTCCAATCTATCGTTTGTTCCAGTTTGAATCATGAAATCCTTAGGCTCCATAATCTTTTTCCCGATAGCATACAAAAGAACCGTTGATGCTGCTCCAACAGCACATCCAATAATTAACTTGTGATCTTCGATCCAAGCTTTCCCTTTCTCTACCTTATTCTGACACCATTCTTTCTGTTTTTCTAACATAATTGTTATCTCCTTTCTTAAATATGGTCTCATTATAAGGCCAGAAATTAGTGCGTATCCGTCCAACTAGAATCAAGCTTCTGAATCTCGTAACAGGTATCGAGGTTATAGTTCATGACAAAGATAATCATCTCATCGCTTTCATTGAAACCGTACTTTGTCAGAGCATCTCCAACCAGTCTCTCAGGTTCTTCTATAGGTTCCTCGTTATCGTCCGTTAGCATCTCATCCTGTGCAAAGAAGTAAAGAACTTCCTTGTCAATATGAGCAGGCAACTCACCATACGCCTCGTCAGAAATAATTTTTGGCGGACGGTTCTTATTTTTCTGATGCTCCTCAAAAGCTTCTTCCTCAGGTGTTTCAACTCTTTCTTTGAAATCACTACAAGAGTCATCATCATTCACATGCTCTTCAGATACTGTGCAATATCCTTCTTCAGAATCAAAGTAAGAACAGTTTATACATGACGGTTCCATTTCTCCAGGTTCCCCCTGATCAAGAGGATGTTCCGCCTCTGCTAACTTCTCCTCGGTATGTCCATCTTTTACTCGATACATGCCAGCATAATTGGTTGTTCCTTCCCAATTCCGGTTGAGTTTTTCTTTGATCTCTTTCCGCTCCTCAGGACTCATTCTTCCACCAGGTTTTGTGTCTGGAGAATTAATTCCGTCATCCTCTTCTTCCTCTTTATGATCCTGACGAGCATATTTATCCACGCCGCGATAGTACTCTTCTAATGCCGCATGATCCTTTTCATATTTCTTTTTATAATAGGTTCTTACGGCCAAAATACCTGCTGCCGCTCCGGAAACCATACCTCCAAAAAATATCATGATTGATTTTGTGTTCATAGAACAAATCCTCCTTTAATAAAAATTATACGTCCGTTTTTCTATTGAAATTCCGCACTGCCTCTGCCGCTGTAATCAGTCTATTACAACCTTTTTTTAAGTCACTAGGTATTGCCACCATGTTTTCCGGAATACCTATACTCTGCGTAAGTAGTGCTCTGGGCATAGCTAATTCTTTTGAATAAAACTTGCAGTCCGGATCTCTCAGACGCATAAACACTCTCTCGTTCTCCGGGAACTTATAAAACATCTCATTCAAAGACTTTACCATATTCAGGTAATCATCTTTATGAGCACAGACATCTTTATGACTACAAGAACTGCAACATGTTTCTCTTACTGCTCCATCCATATAGCAATGTCCTCCTTATTTTTTAATAATGTTGAAGTTAGCATTCAAATGATTTATTGGAACATCTTTTGTTAAGGACGGAATACCCTTCATCAGTTCCGCACCAACCTTACCAAGGTCTCCAACCTTATAACCAGGTTCGTAGATATTCAGGTTGGTATAGAGATTGTTTTTTGATTGAAAACCATAATAATCTCCGTCTTCTTCCTCGTTAGAGAACCCAAAAGTTAGTCTCAAACCGGCTTTAATGCCTTTGATCTTTTTCTCCTTTCTAATAAAGTAAAGAGCCGTTCCTCCTGCTGCCACAACACATATAATGATTTCTTTTTTATGGTCTTTTATCCACTGTTTTACTTCTTTCATTCAGTTATCTCCTTTCTCACCATCCAAACCAATGATCCTGATGTTTAAAGTGATTAGAAGCATACTTACTTTGCCCTCTGCTGAAATAGAGAATGTCATAATTTAAGCGTTCCTCATACTCCAGTTTGACGGCTTCATAGCATTCTTCCGTAATAGTCCAACCAGCTTCATCAAAAGCGCCATTTTCGATTACGCTGAATTGGTTTTCTTGAAATATTACCTCTTCCACGGTATCCGGGAAGTCATCCGAATCCACTCGGTTTAATACTACATCCACCACGTATCGCTTGCCTGTCAAGTCCTGATTTCCAGCCTCTGCCATAACAAGCTGAGCAATCAGTTCCATCTCACCGAAACGAATTTCTTCTTCGATTTCCTCTTCTGTTGGATCTTCTGTATAAGTTAACTCTTTTATTTCGATGACTGGTCTTGTATCCTGATAACCAATACATGGTGTTTTTTGTTCGGTTTCATAAATAAATTGAAAGTCATCTTCAGCTTCTATCTCCAAAGCGGGATAAAATATCATTCCGAAGAACATGACTAAGCATATAAAAACCTTACTTTTCCTTAACATATACACAAAATTCCTTTCCCGCTTAATGACTCAGGAGGCTCATCATCTAAGACGGCCTCCCGAAACCAAACGTATTGTTCTAATATTTCATTATAATACGGACTCTCTGGCCCATCATATGGAAGTCATATCTTATCCCAGATCACGCCGTCATGATTGAACTCCAGCATGATCACGTTATCGACCCCATTGACAAACCGACGAACGCTTTCCTTGTTTGGATCATACAAGCCAAAGTCGATGCAATTATCTCCCTCCCCATCAATCCATCCAAGAACAGCACCCTGCGGAGTGTGAGGGAATCCAAGCGCATCGTAGACCTCATTCAAGAACACATGTCCCCTGGTATGCAAAATATCATTCAGAATGTTCTGCTGTCCTCTTAACCACATCATAGAGAATGTAGGATTCTTATCCCAGTTCGGATTGGACGAATCAAAGAAGCGGCAGGAGTCATCATTCGGAATCACCATTCCGGTTTCTGTTTTTTCTACCTGCTCTTTCTCCTTGGTCTTCTTTCCATTTTCATCATAGACCGGCAACTCATCATAAGTTGTACCGTAACGGAAGTGTTTATCTAAACCTTCGCCATATTCATCACGAACACGTTTTCTGTACTCCTCAAATGCCGCTGAGAGTCCATTATAAGCTGCTACAACGCCTAAATATCGCTTCTGCATGATGTTTCTCGACGTTAAGATACAAGCCAAGGAAAGTGTGCCTACGGCTATTGTAGGAGCATACAATTTAGCAAGACTTCCTGTGGTTTTCAGGTAGCGGACTGCCTTATCCTGACGATAAATCTCGATATCATAAGACATTTCACCTTCCGGATCAGCATCCGCAATTTCCTTTGCATCATTGATATCTTTGATCTTTCTTCTATGGAACTCCAGAACTTCATCCGCTCTGCAGGTGGCTCTACAAGCCAAAACAATCGTCCCTACAAAACCGACAATTCCAGCCCCGAGCAAAATCTCAGGACTGTTCTTTTTAATGGTGAATTCAGCTTTTCCGGCAAACTTCGCAGCCGATGTGCTGACTTTACTTAACCAGTTATTTTTCATCTTCCTTTACCTCCTTATTAATTCCATACTTTTTGTTCAGCCATTCTTTAGCCTCTTCTTTTGATAATCCCAAAATATAATTTGGAAACATCATATTAGGGCTGAATGGTAGTATCCTTTTCTCTGGCATTGTTACGCTCCTCAATTTCTTCTTTCTTTTCAGCTTTATCCGGACGCTTTCTCCAAAGCTTTGTTCCGAAATGCCAGTTATTAGGGTTCTCAAAGAGGAACACTCTCGATGTTCCATTATTAAATCGGATGGCCAGGCATTTTGATCCAATCTTCTTATAAGAAGTTGCTCTTTTAGCCCAATCCGGAAACAGCTCTTCAAATGCAGCAAACAGCTCTTCTCTACTCATGACTTTTTTCCTCCAATTCCTCAATTTCAAATTCAATATACTGGATTGCTTTCCGGAGATCTTCGATCTTATCTCCTTTTCTTCCAGCTCTTGAAATATATTTTACAGCATTACCCAGATTGAAGTTTAACCCCCAATCAGCAATAACTTTCCTCGGTTCATATTTCCGGCCTTCCGTGTAATGAGACGGGTGAGAAACCACATCAAAAGAAGTTTCTTCTTTAGAAGGTAATCCATTATCAGTCGTTGGGCCGATATGATACTTAGGAAAACTAATAATGATATGTCCAGGTTTGGCGATAGGCATTCCGAAACTCTTAATTTTCTCTTTAAGTTCCGGATAAGACCACCACGCTAATTCCGAAATAATAAAATCTGTGGACATGTCCACGGGTTTTAAAATATCACTTACTGTTTTGGTTGTGATATAATTATCTTCTTTGGCCATTTTAAGAACCTTATTAAATGCGCCCAACAAATTATCGACAGAAACAAGCATTTCATACATCATTTTTGATCGCCTCCTAATCCAGATACTTCGGTTCAGCCACATCAATCAAATATCCGGAACTTACTCTACGGATACCAATGTCTCTGTCATCATCCCAACCCCAATTATTGTCGGTGTAACGACCGGGAACATCTACAAGATCGAGCAAAGTTGCCACACTTACCGATCCTTCGACTTTAATTCTGCGGCGCATCTCCTCAATCAGATCCTCGGCATCATCACGATTCCGAAGAACAATATTACGAAAATCCACCCGATCATCGCTATCATAATACGAATCATCCCTGCGACGACGCGAATCACGGCGATCTCTACTCGAAGAAGAACCGCCATAATAGCTGCTATAATCACGACGGTCATCGTCTTTCCGTCTTCTCCCCCGTCCTCTTCGACTATCAACCTCACCGAAGAACATCATAGATAAAATATCAAGAATGGTATTCTTAACGCCAGGAATAATTACATCCATCAGCAGCCAGCTTTTCACATCTTTTGTATCTTCTGTCATGAATGTCTCTGCAAACTTCTTACCAAGAGGTTTTTTGGTAGAAACAACCTGATCGCGTTTCACGATAGGTAAGACTTTTTCTCTACTCTCCAGTTCCTTCTTACTCCCACCATTAGCTTTTTCCGCTTTATACTTATGAGAATTAGGTTCCAAAGAATTTACATCAATATCTGCCATCTCTTATTCCTCCTTATTTTTCTAACTGAGAGATTTTACTTTCTCTTCCAAAGCTAATAATCTCTCAATTTCTGCTGCAATGCGGTTTTGACAAATATCAACCGGGATTACGGACACAACAAGTTCTTTTTCTTCTCTACTCATTGCATTTACTCGGCTAATTATTTCCTGCTTTTCTAATTCGCTCATGATAGTCCTTCCCTCCATGTTTTTATCAGAAAAATCAAAGAGACCGTGATTTCCACGATCTCCTCGATCTTCCGAACTTACTTTTTTCCAGTCTTTTTTTCCGTGGTTTCCTCTACTACTTCTGTCGTAACTTCTTCAGCTTCCAGATCTTCGTCAAGGTTTTCCTCATAGAAATCATCATCCTCGAAGTCCTCTTCAGCAGCTTCCTGAGCTTTTTCTGCTTTTTTTTTCTTATGTCGCTTCCATGCAGCCGTTGCTCCAATGGCAACTGCAGCAATTCCGCAGACAACAAGTCCAACAAACATCTTGCTCGGACCGCCATAGGACTCCTCGATCATAATTTCCGGTTTTACCTCTTCTCCAGATACTTCCGTTGTAACCTCTACTTCAGTGTTCTTAGTTTCATCCATGTTTATTTCCTCCTTAATAAAAGTATTTAGTTCATTATAGAACGAGTTTTTTACGCGATCAATGCAAATTCCGAAAATCGTCTCGGATTCCGATATCATAATCAATGCACAGACAAGGTTTTTGATCATCCGTCAGTAACGCAGTTAATGTAATTGGTAACTGTCCGCGGCAGGTATCATCCAAATTCCATCCCAGATCATCACCCATAGGAATATGCTCTAACTGAGGAGAACCCACTTCATCATAGAATTCGTTCAAACTTACCCACATATCCTGCTGAACATCATAAGAACATTTCACAATTGCCTGTTTGATTTTTTCTGCAGTACTGTAAAACATTCGACCACTGTACAAATCCTTGCAAAGCACATATCCATTATCCGGAATATAAACGTTCCCATCGCCAAGCAGCTTCTGATCCTGCTCTTTTTCAGATGCATGGAGCTTATCTTTCATAATGGAATCTTTTATAGCTCTAGTCTTCTTTTCGCCAAGCATCTCTTCCATTTTGTTGTTGAGATTCTTTACTGTTGACTCAGACAGACTGTAAGCAGCAGATAAGACAGCGATCCTTCTGCTTGAAATAGAATTAGATCCAATCACGCAAGCAACTGTTGTTCCACCCATAATCACAGTAGGAGCCACAACCGGAATCATTTTTTTCACAGTTTCTCCAACAATGACTCGCTTTGCTTCCTTATCTTTTGGATGACAATCCCGCATATCTTTGCGGTACTCCTCCAAAATTTTGTCAGCTCTGGGACCAGCTTTAAAAGCGGAATATGCGGTTGAGATCACCCCTACCACAGCCAGACCAGTTAATATAACAGGACTGTTCTTTTTTGTAAAGATTTCCGCTTTCTCCAAGAACTCCATTACTTTGTTACCTTTCATTTTTATCAATCTCCTTTCCTAGATAAAATAAATGAAAAATAAAAGAAGAATGTGGGCTTCCTAGTTCCCATAGCTTTGTAGCTAGGCTTTTTTCTCTATTAAATCATAACAGATACTGAATGTCTCCCATTCTTCTATTATATGCGTTGTTTTTCTCGCGGATTATCTTCCAAGGAACGGCAGAATCATGGTATTCATGCTGGTCATCATAAAGATCTGCATCGCTTCATTTCTGCTGAAACCAGAATCCTGAAGAGCTTTTACAGCAAGAGCTAAGTCATTGCCCGCTTTTCTAATTTTATCATATTTTGTCTGTTTTTCGATCTGCAGTTCCAAAGCAGCTTTTTCCTTTTCTAACTGACGAATCCTTTCCGCAGGCTTTAACTCATCAGTCACAATCTCGAAACAGTTATTACGCCAATGAGTTACGAGCCCAAGATCGTAAGATCCGTATCCAATGGTATGATCAGCCTTCCCAACCTCGAGATATTTGATCTCATAGTATGGGTTCTTGGGATCACCCGTGACAATAATTTCTGCAGACGTTACTTTAATTTTTTCTTTATCCATTTTTTCTTCCTCCTTAATTTTTAAAATTTCGTTTAGTCTGATATATCTTCCATCTACTGACGGATAACGGACAAATATAAATCCTCTAATCGGTGAATTTATTAACCGGATTGTATCGCCATTAATTCCAATTCCAAGATAAGAAAACTTTGAGAAATCGTCTATCATATCTGTAAAATCCTCATTATTGTTAACTGATCTCAAAGACGAGTTAGCAATATTTATATAATAATCTCCTTCTTTTAATTTACTCATGTTATTTTTCCTCCTTCTTAAGCCAATTGTTATCGGCATAATAAAAAAAACCATATACACAGAAACTAGTTAAAATGATACAAAATATCCAGAAGAATATAACATCGGATCCAGTTTCTTTTCCAGAAATAAGAACTTCAATGAGAAGCTGCACACTGAAAACACATAACAGGGTTACCGCAAAAATCCAAGCCAATACCTTCCAGTCTTCTTTTAATTTATTTATGTTATTTTTCCTCCTTTTTCTCGATTACTGTTACAGTACCTTCAAATACACCCCAGGAAGATGATGCTTGAAACACATGTGTCTCTGCTTCCTCATCCTCTCTCATAGGGCGCATAAGATACCATAGAGTATCGTTTTTCCATGTGATCTCCTCCAGTTTCTGGTTGGCGGGTAACTCCAATTCCATAGACCCACCAAATTCTCTTGTTATACCCTGCTCTGTACATCCGCATAGTGATAATGACAGAATCAATATAGAGATCAATGCAGCTAATTTCTTCTTCATTTCTTATACTCCTTTTCTTTAAAATTAACAGGTTTGTGAGACCACGTGTTAGTGGGAGTGTCTAAGCACCCCCAACACGGATCCTCACTTTCGGACTTCGGATAATGCTCACACTTGGGGCAATATTTATCGAAGTCTACGATTTTTTGTTCATCACCCCTCATTGACTTCAACCTCCGTAAATTCTTCTTCATTTCTCCAACCGTGATTGTAAGGTTTTATCATATTTGTAATAATGTCTTTGCAGAGAGCCATGAAATCCTTCAGCTGATCTTCCGAAATCGGATTTTCTCCGTAGTCCTGAATCGCCTGCAAGGCGTCACATCCGGAACAGCTTCCATATCCAACATAGGTCATAAGATATTCCCACTCACATGGCTGAGAAGTTTTTCTCGGAATCAAAAATAACAAAGTTCCCTGATAATCACCGTCATCAATTTCGGTTATACCTTCCGAGCTCCAAAGATATTCCTCATTGGTATTTAAAATGATCTCGACAACCTTCTCGACGATATGTTTATATTCGCAGGTGTTCAGGTCCGGATCTTTGAGAAGCTCCTCTTCCAGTTTCTTTTTATTTTCGTCCCATTTTCTTAAACAATATTTTAACATTTTAAACCCTCCCCGGTTTGAACAGTCAGTTTTTTGTAAAGCTCTTCTGCTTCCTCATCCTGAAATGCATTGACAATCTTAACAAGCGCTCTTCCGCCGCTTTCCATTTTTCTTCCAACAATAAGAGTCGGTTTGTCGTTAGAAATATTATCATAACTGACTAATAAAGTATCAATTTCTCCGTACATTTTAAACCATCCCTCCTTTTTTACCCAAACAAAATTGTTTTATTAAACCGTCTTGCGATCGCCATCTCATAGGAAGTGGATTCTCCGAATTCCAAAACATACTTACTGTCTCCATTGGCAGTCATGGCAACGTTTTTTGGTATGGCAATAATCAGATCTGCTTCTTCAATTTTTTCAATCCACGTTCTCTGGATGTCGACAAGCGGCTCCTTTCGAATTTCGGGATCTCCGGGAGAGTTGACAACGGCTCCACGACTCTCCCAGAAAGCTTTAATTTCATCCATTTCTTTCTTTTTTGTCAGACTCCCGATGATTGTTACTATCATATTCTTTTCCTCCTTTTTATTTAAATCGCCGTATATATTTGCGTCTTTGAATTTTGATGGTGGTAAATGATCATTTGCGTTTTGTTTGCATCCATTACATTCGTTAGCATCGCAAATTATATCAAAATTATAGCAAGAATAACACCAGTTCTTTTTCATCATAATGCTTTATCACATCCCTTCAAAGAATCAACAGGAACCCGAGAAGCCTTCTTCGTCCTTTCTTCCACTCTCTCCTTTCTGAAAAGATACTCGGACTGGGTAATCTCAACCATCTGCTTGGATTCATGATCTTCCTTGAAGTATCGCTTTACTTCCTTCATGGTTCCATCCGGCATACGGAAATATAACACACCGATAGTGTCCAGATCGCCCTCATTCTCTTCACGATACTTAAAATCTTCTGTGAAGATCCGGATTTTTCCACAAGGGGAATAAGGTAGTGTGATAGGCATCATTTCATCCAGAACCAACGGACCCATCCCACCAATATACATGCAATCTGGCTTATTAATATCAAGGCATACTGCCCTATCGATGTCTCTGAACGTGATTTCATCCACTTCACCGGTTTTTCGATCGTAAGCCACCTTTTTGAACAGGGAGCTTCTTCTCTTGCACTGATAGATGCTCCACCCAGGATTATCATTACCAGCCGCCGGATCAAAGCCTTCTACCAAAGTCCAATCATCTTCGGAATCCACGATAGGGGAAAGATTTTCCTCATGCAAAAGCTGTGTGAACACGGTTTTGATAATTCTGGCGTCCTTCAGCTTCTCAAGCTCGTCAAGGAAGTTACAATAACACCGATAAGCTGCCTCATACTCTTCCGACATTGTTTCCTTTGCTTCCAGATCTTCATCATTTAGCCATGCTTTGGCCAGATCCACTTCTCTTCTTGCCCATTCCTTCATTTTAGTTGTTTTCATCTTTCTTTTCCTCCTTAAATATGATTGTTTTAAATTCATTTGGCGTTAATAAGCCTTTTTCTAAACCTTTTCTATAGGTTTTAGACGTAGAACAATGCTTGATTGTATCTAAACATTTTGAGAGAAATGCATAGATAAAGAATTCTGTAAATACGATCAGTATGAAGATCTGAACAGGTGTGAACATATTATTTTAACCTCCTAATACTCATATAATTTTTTATTGCTTCTTGGGCGTTTGTATCCATCTCTTCCGAATGGCCCATGTCTCCTCTGCTCCCGGTTAGCTTTTTCTTCAAGAAATATCTCAGCAGGATCTAAGGACGGGATCGATTCCTCATTAATCAAACAATCAATCTCCAAAATGTTCATAGCATTGTTAAATCCTTCATAAGCATCAACCGGAAGAGTATTTATATAAATTTCTGTTATATAATACATAGAGCTTCTTATTCTAGTCCAATAATAATCAGGTTCGAATATTATCGGTACTCCGCAATCTTCCGCTGGATCATTCCAGAAAAAGTTCCGATAAATAAGTCTATTGGACTGCTCCACATATTTTTGATAGCTTTTATAATTCTTTCCTAGGCTATCTTTTCCAAGAGACCATAAAACGTGAATAGCCATCCCACCACAAGCAGTACAAGTAAATCCAAAAGGAACTGGTTTATGCATTCCGGTTTTTTCATCATCCGTTGGATCTTCCAGCCCTTTTTCCAACCACATTACATAAATGTTGCCACAATCCTCGCACTGATAAACCATGTAACCATGAATGGTATGATCTTGCTTATTCACCTCGATAAGCCTTTCGCTCATGGTAGTCCTATATTTTTCCAATTGATCAGAAGCTCTAGCAAAGACGTCTACTAATTTTCTACAATTCAAAAAATATCACCTCCTAATTTCCAAAATAATACTCAACAATTCCTTCAAAGAATTCTTCCATATCAATCTCGTCTGGCCTACAGAATCCATGAAATAATGGCTTAAATCGATAATCTACAAAAATATAACGTAGATCGTCATTTGTTTCCACACAATAAGAATATTCAAACACTTTTGAAATACTCAAAGGTTCATAAGTTTCAAGAAAATCCATAAACCTGGCAAAACCGTCTTTGGCTTCGTCGAAGGAATTACAAAGAATAACAATTATTTTTGATCATCCTCTTTCATAGGTTCCATAATATAATGCTTTCCAGCGGAACTGTCGATATATAACAAAGCCTCCTCATAAGACAAATTCTTATCGACGATGTTGCCATTTCCATCTCTAATTTGATATTTCATGTTTCATCCTCCGTTATCATGTTTTTAATCATCTCCGCTGTTACATGAAGATCTGCCTTTGTTCTTTCAATCAGCAAAGATAAAACTGCATGAGATGTATTGGAATCTAAAGTAAAAGATGCCAATAATTCTCCATTTTGATCACGAAAGGTGATCTCTGACGGAATATTTGAATTATTTTTTCCGCGATGTTCATTCTTGAAAGAGCCGTAAGATGTAAGTCTCGTCTGAAGAGTGTCCGCATTGCTTAAAAGATTGTTAAAAAGGTTCTTATCCATTATCTCACCTCCAATCTTAACTGTTATATGTCTAAAAATCTTCTCTTATCGGTTCCGCAACATAATGGTTATCGACCAAACTGTCAATATTTTCAAAAGATTCGTTAATTTCCTTCTTTATAGATTTTAATCTATCATGATATTCTGTTTTAAGGACTTTAACGAATTCCTCTGCCGTTTTCTCTGTAATAAGGCTTTCGCACTTATGACCATCATTCGGATATAAAATAAACTTTGCGGTTCCGCCATGCTCTCTAAGGTGTTCAAGTCCTTCAAGCAAATTATCTATACTTTCGTAAATTTCTTCGCACTTGGAAAGTTGTGTGCTTATATTATCTCTAAATTCACCCATTATCTCACCTCCAATCCAACAGCCAATTTCGCTAATTGGTCTGCTTCATCATTCCCCCAGTTTCCGCTATGACCTTTTACATGGTTAAAATAGACCCTGAGACCAGCATCCATCGCTTTCCACATAACCATCGCATATCTTCTCGTCTCAGGTTTTTTACACTTCCATCTTCCAAGAACCCAAGAAGAAATGCCTTCATAGTCATGAAAGATTGTTAGCTTTTTCATCCCAAGTTTCTGAGCAAGACTAACAGCTTCCATAGCGCCAAGGATTTCACCAGCTACATTTCTCATTTTTGCCATTCCAGGATCATTTCCATTTTTCTGGATAATATGCTTTTTACCAATATGATCAATCAAAAAACCACCGCAACCATAAATTTTGGTGGCAGGATTGAAAGATCCATCGATGAAAGCATAATTTTTAGTTGGTAATTTCTTCATCAATATTTTCTCCTTCCTAATACTACGTGTTCAATTTTAATCATAGCTTTTCTCCTTTCCAGAATATAATCCCATCTTTCTCATTTTCTTAAGAAACAACTTCATTTCATACCCAGTCAATCCAACAGAATCAAACGAATCCGCATCATAGGATTGTAAGATATGCCTTCCTGATGATTTACGAAGTATGCTGACCTTATGAGTATAGTTCTCATTTTTTCGTGCATATGCTACCATATATCTGCTTTCACTAACCTTAATAAAGCCAATTTCTGCGAGTTTTTCGTCTACATTTTTAAATAATTTAATCATCTCTTCTTACCTCTCTTTCTTCGCTGTGTTACAAAGTCACCGTAAGATGCAGGACTTATAGCATCTAGTTTCTCATTCTTCCAAAAACCGTATCCTTTACGTCCAGTTTTCATGTTTCTATCTTTTGTATACATCGTTGAAATATCATTACTCAATTTTTATTGTCTCCTTTCTTTAATTTATTATGTCGCCGATTAAACCGATAACCGAAACACAACCCGTACCCCATTGGCAGTAGAAGCGTTGCTGTTATTCGTACTACCATACATTTTCGTAATAGCAAAATCAGAAGACGAATTTTTGTATATATTCTGCAGCCATCCCCAGTCGAGCTCCTGATCTTCTCCACGGAAAGCGATCCTGTTGTGGCGATCTTTCATCAAAGCCCATTGTTTCTTGTGGGAAATAATCTCATAGTATTTGTGAGCTTTCTCCGGTCCGAACATTTCCTCAGCCGTGGGGATACGAAGTAGATCTCCAGTATTTTTGAACGGAATCATCATTTCACGGATCGCATCAAACATAGAGTTCGTTACAAAACCTTTTAGGAACTTTCTAAGATCGGACGCTTCATAGCCACTCTCGTTAGTATTCTGCCGGTTCATAACCTTAGCTTCATCCAGATACTGATCAAACATAAAGATTGCCCCATTCTTTCCAACCTTCTGACAGGTAGCTGTGTAGTGTTTTCCGACTTGGATCCGATCTCCAATCTTGAAGCCTCCATACTCTCCGTTAACCAATATTTCCTTTTTTCTCAAAACCTTCATTGTTTTGTCTCCTTTCTTAATTCTCTAAGTCTAGCTGTAAATATTTCCAATTCACAAATATTTAATGCTTGAGGCATTTGTCGTGTATGACCTAGCCAATCTTTCTCTCTTGTAATTGTTTTTGAAAATAATAAACAATATTGATCTTTATCATCCCATTCTAATATGATTTCCTGATCTTCTTTTTTGTTTTCATAAACAACATAAGCATTAAGCATGTCAATAACACGAATTTCATACCCCATATCTTTTATTTGTTTTTCAGTATTGGTCATAAACACCACTCTCCTTTCTTTACTGCATCCCTAGCAACACATCAAGCACATCAGATGCAACGTCATAATACACAGAAAACATAAAGTTTGCTTCTCCATTTTTTGTCTCACATGCGAAACCATCTACCATATAACGGAAGTTTTCCACTGCTGTTACCGGATTTTCATTCTCATGCTCCATTAAATAAAAACAGATTTCATTCATAGCAGATCTTGCATAGGACTGATGCTCAAACTCAATTCGCTTTCTGTGATAGTAACCGGATGGCGGTTTATACCACTCATCTCTTAAATCATTAATAACTGAGAGGACATATTTCATATTCACATCAATATCACCTCCAATAAAAATATAAAAAGAATAGATTGAGGATTTGAACCCTCCTGCTGTTCCCAGCAGACTCACCTGAGTATCTCTATTCTTTTAAAGTTTTTTCTATTATACGGCTTGAAAAAAATGCGAAAAAAAGAAAAGGAGTCATGTTTTTATCACACGACTCCTAAACTTTCTACTTCAATATTCCCATATCGTTCAGAATAGCACCCAAAGTCTCTCCGTTCATTTTCCGCTGTTCAATCTGAAGCCATTCGGAACTTTTAGGTTGTCGCTTCAACTCGAAATAGTGTCCTGCAGAACGATCGTAAACGTATCGCTCTTTCAGCGCTTTTTCTTCATTAACCGTGTACCTTTTAGACGATATTTTTGCTATTTCTATAATACCACCCATAATCGCCGGCCCAAAGACGATAATCGCTTCCTTGTGATCTTTACACCATTCCGCAGCGCAGACAAGTTTCAGCTTTGCCAATTCCTGCTTTTCATTAAACCACTCTTTGAACGTTTTCTTTTCCTCCATTTGAGTTACCTCCTTGAATATAATTTATAGTTCATTATAAGCTTTATTTTTGCTGCGAAAAAGAAGAGGCCATGTTATTAAATGACCCCTAATTTACTAAGAATTTCCGGAATTTTATAAGTTTCAATGCCAATCCCAATATCCAATTTTACCATAGTTTTATTTCCATCATTTACAAACGAGAATTCATTGATCGAAATATCGCAATCAGATCCGATCTTTTTTTTCACGTTCTTAGAAATAATCTTAGAAATAATCCCTCTTAATAATTTCGATTGTACTTTCATCTCATCCATTTCCGTTCTCCTTTCTATTATAAACATTGAAAACAATACGAAAAACAAAGAGGCCATGTTATTCACACGACCTCCTGCTCAAAACTACTTGAAACACTTCGGAAGATGAAGTTCTCTACTTGCTGTTGATGTCAGCCGTCCAGTCTCTTCAAATTTCAAAATTCTCTTCTGGAACACATTATATCCGGCAAAAGACACAACCAGTGGCACCACCACTTTGGCCATCTCAAGACCAACTCTGCCCCAAGTTAATTTCTGCTTATCACGCTCTGTTTCATTCATAGCTTTGTTTCGTTCTTCTTCAATTCTTCGCCGTTCCTGCTTGTCGTAATACTCAGCATTATCTCTGTCAGTGTTGACCAGGAGTTCAACCAAGTGAATGCATTTCGCCAGATGATCTTTTCCCTCCTTCGTTTCAGGATCGATTTTTGTCACTTGTCTTAACTGAACTTGTGCTGCTTCTTCCAGCAAATTGTAAGTTTCCTCTGTCATTTCGACGTCCTCCTTTCATAGTTCTATTATAGAAACAAAAAAATATACGAAAAAGGAAAGGAGCCGAAGCTCCTAAATCCCTCTCTGTAAAAACTCTTTTAAACGGTTAAACAAAATCTTACAATTGTCAAAGATATGTTTCCATGGAAATTCGAACTCTATCTTTCCGGATCCAATGCCATTTTTTGGATCAGTTATAATGACTATTTGATCCGTTGTATGACAACAATAACCAGTAACTAGAGCGCAAATCGCCCAAATTTTCACAATCTTTTTCAATTTCTTCATATCCATAACCTCCTTAATATTGTTCTATTATAAGAAAGGATTTTAATACGAAAACCAAAAGGCGATGTTACTCGCCCTTCAGTTCGTCCAAATACAAACCGAATTCCTCCTGCAAATTCTCTTTCAAAACATTTACTTCGAAATCAGACTGACACTCGTCAAGCTTATCCTTGATCAATCTTTTCATTTCTCCTACTTCTCCGTCAAGATAGATCATAATAAGCTCTCGAAATTCCTTTCTAGCTTTTTCGATAAAAGTTTCAAACTCGATAATTGTCATCTTTAAAAACCCTCCTATAAAATGTATTTTAGTTCATTATACGATAGAAAACTCACGCGAAAAAAGAAGAGAGAAAAATATAACTGCGAAACGAAAAGGGCATGAAGCCCTTAACGTTGTAAAAATACTTTAGAACAATCCAACCGCAGAACCAAGAATGATCGCAATCATCCCACTTCCGGTTAAAACGCCCAAAACAAATTTTACACTTGTTAAATCGTTCAACGCCCTTACCGTTCCAGATAAAAGATTCTTCATCATATCTCTTCTCTCCTTTCTTAGTTTATTTATATATAACGTTGTCTCCTTTTCATTAAGAGAGCATATTTCTACGCGAAAAACAAAGAGGCCATGTTATTCACACGACCCCTTAGTTTCATGTATTACTTTAAAATGGGCATTTTTTCCATTCGGGATATCATCCGGATCAACAAACAATCGAAGGGTCCATCTTGTTTCTGCATTTTCTGAATCGTCCACAATAAAAATACCGTGCTGTTTGCATTTTGACATCCTTCCTATAAGGATTCCAAGACACAGCGACACAATTGCAATTAAAGCGCATGGTAAAATATCCATTTATCGTTACTCCTTGCTACAAGGCTCCACTTTATCAGACCTCGTTCTGCCGTCTTCAATCTTCATGGTAACTTTTCCTTTTGTCTGGATTTCGTCTTCTGACTTGTGAAGAATGGTCTCAACACCATCGTCACCGAGTTTGATCACACCATCAATGGATTTATTGGCAACTTGCAGACCTTTCACCAAAATTGCAGGAACTTTATCGCCATATGCGTCAACAAGGTTTTCCAGAATAGATCTGATTTCATTAATAATAAGAGTCGCCAATACAAACCATCCAAGGTAAGTGGTAACATGTAGATCAACGCCGATGACAGCCCCAATCTCAATGAATATAACACTCATTCCGAAGCCAAGAGCAATCATAATCCAGTATCCGATCTTTTTTAGGACACCAATCCATCCAGCTTTACTGTTTTCAGTACCCGTGATCCTTGCTGCAATCCATCTTGTGAGAAAATCCCCGATATTCAATGCCAAGAAGAACACAAAGAGTATCCAGTGTTGTCCCAGAAGATACGACAATAGAGCAGTAATAGCTCCAACGATCAGGTTTATTTTATTTGTCAACGGTTCAATAGCGTTCATAATAATTGCCTCCTTTTTTTTAAATAAATTTAGAAATAAAGTTGATAATTTCTTTTATTTTATCCCACGGAATCTGTATTTTTTTCTCATCAACGAAATTTTCGGTGAATACGCTCCTTCAACTCATGCCACTTCAGCATTTCTTTCTCAGGGATTTCACAGCCCCAATCCACCAGATTGTCGTGAATGAAATGTGCATGCGTATATTCGTCATGTGCCATCTCGTAAAGACCACTTGCCAGCTTAGTGTGACCCATCTCTTCAGCCGCCATGGCCATGTCGCAATACTTGTTGCAGTCTTCGATCTCATCAAGAAAATCCTCTTTGAAATCGTTTTTAATCATCTCCAATGTGATCGTATGATCTTCATTGGTCTTCTTTGTGTGTTCCGCTCCCATATCCATATCAGTCAATGCCATGTCTATTTCCTCCTTTACAGAACTGTAATGTATTCATACAGCTTATCCACATCATTCTCTTTAAAGGTAAGTGCCCCGATGATCGGAACATCCACCCTTACGCCGTCCTTTGGCATATTCTTTTTCAGCTCTTCAGCTAAAACATCAATATCAACATTTCCCTCAGAATCCATAATACCAAGCATTTTTACAAGCTGATTATCCTTATAGGAATCTAAGATTGCCCCCGATCTTTTAATCAGAAGAGACATTGCTGTACCTGCAATAACTCTCTGAACCCCATTAGCTGGAAGCTTGGGCATAAGCTCACTGTCAAGATAAGCCGCAACACCCTGTTCGATTTTTCCAATAGATACCATAATATTTGTCTCCTTTCTTTGAAAAAGAGGAGCTCAGAGAAATATCCCCAAGCTCCTCCAAAAGTCATTCTTCAGACTCAAGTTTAGCTTTGACAGCTTCTCTAATCCGAGGATCTTTTATGGATTCCAAAGTCCGAAGACCCTCTTTGATAAGCTTACAGTACACTTCGACCATAAGAGAGCCCCCTTCCTTTAGTTTCTGCAGCAACAATTGTTATCCTGAGGGATCGGATTGAACGTATCCTGAGGCGTTGTTGTGGTTCCAGCAGTGATGCCAGCGATCAGCTTAGGGTAGAATGTTGCGTTAGCATAAGTGACAATCAGATTGTCATTACACTTCCGCTCACGTCTCTCGTCACAGATCTTATCCTCCAGTCTACTGCAGCAGCAATCCAGATTTGCCTGAACACGCATAACATCATCTGCAGTCTTCTGGTTGTTGACAGCCTGAGCGGCGAAGGCCTGCTCGAACTCACGGAATCTTCCATCAACGTACTTGTACATCTCCAGGCTCTTCTGATCGTTGTAGGTGTTTGCATCACGAAGTGCGATCTGAGAATCCTTCTCCGCAATCTTCTGCTGGAGTTCCAGCTCGTAACGGTTAACATAATGATCCTCGCTACAACGACCTCCTACAGGATATCCACCATTGTCCGTTACCACTACCGGCTGGTTGTTTCTGCCAAACCCTCCAAGTGCACTTGCACCCATGCCAAGCAGTGTAAGGGTGTTAAGTCCCCCAAGAGCTGCGCCTGTGATACCGGTTGCCAAACCACCTTTTGCTACTCCACTACTTCTTCTTTCCAGTTCCATACTTTTTTCCTCCTTTTAAAAGATTGATTGTGTTAGACGGGCTCTCCGTCCTGGTTGAGGCCGAGGGCTTCAAGCTCAGCCTTTACAGCTTCTTTCAACTTCGCAGGAACGCTTTCAAACGTTCTTCTTCCGTTGATAATAAGTGTTGCATAAACTACTACCATTTCATCACCTCCTATTAAAATATTTATGATAAACCGAAATAACATGGTTAGCCCTCCTTTCCAGTAAGACTATCCAGTTTTCCGGAAATATCCTCAAGCTTTTCATACAGATCCGCCGTACCAAGCATAAGGGTAATGGTATTTTCATCCGTCCCAGCCTGCTTATTCTGAATGGTTGTGAAGTTATTCACGATCTGTTCTTGAGCAGGACTGCTCATAACCTCCATAAAATCTTCATAGATATCATCCGATATAAACCGAGCTTCACAGATCCATCCAGGTTCTGATTCCATGGAATCGTCTGTCAGAGTATCTCTGTGAATATTTCTTCTCTGAATATACGTATTATCATTCATTTTCTCAAACTGCGATGGCTGATATCCAAGTCGTTCTTCTGACCACGCTGTTTTCATATCTTAACATCCTCCTTGAGTTTCTCCTCACGATATTTTTTAAAGAATTATCAAAGTTGCTAGAGCATTCCTCCGAACTTCCTATGGATTACACTACCTGCGGTGTGTATCCTGCAGGTGGTAGAAGTATAACGCCTACGCCATCAGCCCAGTCCGCAACAGAAGCCTCGTTGCCCAGATACAGCGCTGCTGGACCATCTAGGAGGTCGTTGCTGCACTGAGCCAACCGAAGGGCAACTCTAGTGCCTGCTGTATTTCCGTAAGGTCCCCCATCGCAGAGCCCGGTAGTCGTTGACCCAGTATTTTCCTGTTTTGGCTGAGAACCAAGCTTTGGATCTGCTAAAGGAATCAAATGACTCGCATACGGCATTGTTAAACTCGTAGATAAAGTAACGCCAGTGTTAATATATCCGTTTCCAGCCAAATTGTAGTTGTAATTCGGAGACATTTTTTCCACCCCGCCAATAGTTATGGTATACGGATCTCTTATCCACTGCTGATAGGAACCAAGAACCTGAGAATGGAAATATTTATTCATCTGAGTCTTGGTGTTTGTTCCTTTCCATCCTTCAACATTTCCATTTTCAACAACAGCATTCGCTACAACCGCCTGATGTCCGGCATTACAGCGTCCATGACCAGCCTGAAGCTGAATATCTGTTGACTTGAAAAGCATATACTCCAAATCTCTCAAAACATTCATGATCGGACCACCAAGAAATCTTGCCCTGGGGCTGAACCCATCGATCAATGCTTTCTCTTGATCACAAGTTTTAGAAGCAACGGGGGTTGTTCCGGCAATTAAAGTTCTTCCAGAAGCATCCATATACCCCATTGGTAACCAGAGGCCCTCTAAAACGTTATTTTCTCCGTCATAGAACCCAACAGGAGTAAACCCATCAGCAGGACCGTCTGCAAACTGAACTTCTCTTGACTCTTTATTTCCGGAATAAATTTCCAACATATAGATCCGGTTCAGCCAAGCAAAAGCACCTCCATTGTAGTTCAGATTATTATAATCGGATCCTATGTCACCTTCTTTCTTCTTTGTGTAATCAGCAGGATTTAAAAGATAGTCGATCTCTCCGGTCTTTTTTACCATTGCCGGATAGTTTTTTAAAGTTTCTTTTAAGAAATCCTCCCAACCACCATACGTAGCCGTTCCGGTTCCTTCATTCGTCAACATCTTTTCAAAGTTTGAGTTTGCGAAACCGGTCGGATATGCGATTGTCGTTGCAGGATTCTTGTCCGCAAAGTTCTGATCAAAAGCCCAATATTTAATCGAAGTTGGAGTTGCTTTCAAAACATTGAATATGTTGTAATTATATACTCCATGATCGCTGTAAGGATAGAAAGCATAATAATAGGTAACCCCATTTACCAAACCAGAATCCACAAGATCAGCCATATTCCCAGCCTTCAAGTCCAGAACCAAAGTTCCATCCTCAGGGCCAATCGGTGCAGAACTTGCTTTTCTCATGATTCGAACACCCGCACAGGTGCATATCAACTGCCCATCAATCACCGTATTATCAGGAACACCAGCTTTTATTTTGATCTGCTGATTTCCAGCACTTACAGAAAAGTTAGTCATATTGCGAGGAGGAATTCCAGTTACCTGCTCGAGTTTCACCCCTGATAAAATCTTGTTGATGATGTATTTCGCCTCATCCCAATTTGCTGCCATTTGCTGTCTCCTTTCAATATATCATTTTATTATTTCGGACGCTTGATGTAGGTCGTCTCAATCCGATCCCCAGTCGACTGTGGAATGATTGTTGTTGTTTTGACGTAATCATAATTCCCAGAGGACATAACGATCGTTGTTGTGATAACCTCTCCACTAGTGTTCGTTGCAAACCTCGTTGTTTCCGTCGCTTCCGAAGTTGTTGTGGTAATTGTGTTTGTAGAATCATTGATGATCGTCACAGAATTAATCAAACCATAATATCGAAGAAACTCGGTTTCTGTGATCTGATTGATCTCATTCTGAAGATTCCCAGCAACAGAGCCATCAAAAATATCTTGAATGCTGGCAAACCAATCATTAAACTCCTTTCCAGAAGCGGCTTCGAAAGCATCCATTTGCCTCTTAAATTCAGTATAATAAGCTGCAAAATCTGCTTTCTGATCGTCCATCCACTCTTCGGCAGTTTTTTCATATGCGATTACAAACTGCGCCCACTGATCTTTCCACTGCAGAAGTAACTGATCAATGTTAATAGTCTGAAGAATTCCTGTTACAAAAGGGCATTCAGACGATCCAACCATATTCGTAATATCTGCCTGAAGAATCTTCTCAACGTTTGGCTTTCTCTCAATGTAACATAATGGGTACTGATGTCTCTCCAGTGTGTTGATCATTGTAGGTCTAACCGGATTTGAACTTGGAGTTCCCTGAACCCACATGATTTTGTTTTCTCTATAATTCTCATTTGCATTAATGTCGATCACCAGAGCGTCAATCCTTTTTAAGAGTGCATCAGAAATCGGAGCATTCACCGGCAAATCAGTATCGTTATAGTTCCATGTATGATCAAACCACCCGCGTCCAGGCCCAACAACCACAACGTTGTCTTCTGAAGTAGCCTTAACAACCATGGCTTCTCCAATTGTTGCATAAATACCATCGGAAATGATTCCGTCAAATATCATGGAAATCTGAATGGAGTTGTATTTCCGGTCATGGTTGAATGAATTATAAAACCCAAAACTAAAAGCCATTTCAACTCACCTCTCTTTCTTCTATTACTTCAAATGTCGGATAAGAGTCGATTCCGTCTTTGTCAACAGAACGTATAAACTCTGTAACCCGAACCTTAGACTCCATTCCATATTCGTTTTCAAGCTGAGTAATATCACCCATAAAATAATGTTCACCATATCGATACATCTGAGTCGATTCAACCTGCCCGTCAAACGCTTGAATAATTTTGTTCTCATTCAATTGTTCATCACCACGTTGACGTAACAAATCATTATAAGCGGAAGTAGAAATTGAATCTCCATTTGACGTTGTTGATGAAATATCACGAGCATCCACGTAAAGCTCTCTTCTTGATAACTCTTTTGATGTTGATTCTCCAACAACAACAGTCCTCCGAGCTGAGCCTTCTCCTTCTCCGGCAACTAAACCAACATTTTTGTATCCGGCTTTGGACTCGTAGTAATTGCTATCGATAATGTTCTCAAAACTCGGAGAAAACACCACATATGGATTTGTTTCTTGATCGTAAGACCGATCTGTTCCAGAATATAACTTAAAGACAAATTGATTGTTGTCATTTAATGTTATTTTAAAGCCGATACTCACAGACTCGCAAAGTTTGCAGACCGCTTCGTAAAGATTGTCTCCAGTATATTGCACCTGAACTTTTAAACTTAATATATACGGATCATCCGTTTCTTCAAAAATGAAGTTCGATATCTTTCGATTTGAATCCAATGGGTTAATCACATTCTCAGTAAGCAAACGCTTTATTTGCGTCTGAAAATATCCATCTAACAGGATTTGGTTCCAAACAATCCTACGATCCAAAATACTTTCCAAAGACCTTCCAGACACTAAGAGTTTGTTTCCTTCTTCCACGTCTGTTATAATCTTACGATTTTCAATAATCATAACATGGTCAGAATCTTCTGTCCAAATATAAAAATCTTCTTTTAATGTTGCTATGGTTTGTCGATCGGAAGAGGTGTAAATCTCGAAGTCTCCACATTTTGAGTATCGGTCAGTCCAAATAAAGGATTCGAACACATCTAATATGGCAACAGCTTCGAACTTTGTATTCAAAACCAAAAACTCCATGCTTACACCCCCTCGTAGATGACTTTATTCTCAATTCTGAACTGAAGGTTTGTCAGTCCAGCACTCGCCGTATAAGCAAACGTATTATCTCCTTTCGATAACTGAAACCACTTAATTGGCTTTTCCAAAGAGTTCAGAATATTTGTTGTAACGCCACTTCGCAGCATATAAATCCCTTTTTCTCCTCTGCTTGTGGTTATTGTAATTTCGTCTCCGGCCTGAATTCCAGAACCAATAAGACTTTTGAGTTTGTCATCATTGATACGCATGAGCTCTCTTGTTCTCGTGTTGTAGATAACCAAACCCGCTGCTTCTCCTACCGCATGGATTTGAATCGTAATTCCTATTTCGGCATCACCATCGTAATAGATCGTCCCTTCCGTTCGATTCTCAATAGAACCGAATTCAATCAAATCTTCTGTCAAAGATTCATTGCTAAACGGAAACTCAAACAATGGATTAGTTCCGTAGAATATCGTTTGGTTTGCTCCGTTTTCTCCAGCCGAATAGAAATACGGATTTGGGCATAGAATCGAAATCTGACATCCTTCGGCATTGGAGAATATTGTCGGAACGTTTGTTTCTACTCTCCCAATTGTCTCACAGATACGATTATCTGTTTCAATCAAGATTTTGATGTTTCTCTTAATTGGGAAATATTTGTAAGATTTTAATCTTGTTTCTTCTATGGTCGGGCTCTCTATAAACTGCAAACTCATTACGATGTTTCGTGAAGAGAGCCTGGCCGAATTGTCTATAGACCCGTCGTTTGTAGCCAATTCTTTGAAGTTAATATTTGCTTTAACTGGCCCAAGTCCATCAATGTTTTTTATAATAAATCCAGATTCTTCAGGATTAAATAAATCAAGTTTGATCGATTCATCAAGGTGGTTCGTAATAGTCACTGATTTAATCATGTCGGATTAGTCACCTCCTTAAATTGTCTAAACTGATTGTTTGTTTGACGATAAATTTCAATTCTTGACAACGACTTCGGAGACGTATTATACTGATTGAAATTGTAATTTGTTACACCGCCGGTTACTGGCTGATTCACATCCTGGTCGTTTTTGACATTTCCAGTCTTCGCATTTTGAACTTGTGTATTCAAATTCATAGTGTTTGCGCGAATACCAACAACAGCGTTATTAAACAGGTCTTCTATTTCCTTAACAGACGAATAAACATCGTCCATCATTACTCTGGGATGGAGAACAATATCTCCGACGTCATCCAGCATTTGTAAACCGCTTTTTGTACCGTCAATTGTGGCCTTTCCAATGTCTTTTCCAGCATTTGCAGCTTTGGCTACATACAGCATCAGCTTGTTTATAAATCCAAGTCCAGCATTTTCACCAACTTCTCCCATTTTCTTAGACGGAGAATGCTCGTCCAATGCCTTCTTTGCCGCATCATACGCCGCCTTACCAATAGCTGCGCCAGCTGAGGCGGATGCGCTCATCTTTGAGTTTAGACCATCGACAAAACCTTGTCCTCCGTTAGCACCAGCTTGATAGAATGAAGAATATGAAGACTGACAGCCGGCTAAAGCACTATTAGCCAATGCGTTACCGGTTGTAGTCGCTTCTCCATACTTATTTCTAAATCCCTGAAGGTACTGATTCGCAGATGCAGCACCTTTTATAAAGAATTCTGCAATTTTCAACTGCATAGCCAATAACGGTTTATTTGATAACTCGGTTCCTGTAAGTGTAGCAATCGAATATCGGTTCTTCATACCCGTTAAATACTGATTCACAGATTCAGTACCTTTTTTCAGAAATTCTGCATTTTTATTTGTAATGGCTGTCAAAGTCGCTGCAATCATAATATTTATCCCATTTGTAACTTGTACAGTTGAATTTGTGAATGCGAGAATAAAATTATCAACACAAGTTGTCCCTACATTAGTTAATTCCGTTGCAAATGTTGTAATAGATGTTGCGCTTACCCCATCAACATAATTTGCTAAATCAACAAGCGATTTAAATGCCGTTATAGCTTTATTGATCGACGTTGAATCAACTCCAGATATTGACTGAGAGAACAGCGACATAGAATCACCAAATCCAACCAGTTCAGTTCCAAACTCAGAGATGCTCTTTTGTCCACCTCCGAATAACTTTTTCCATAATGTATCACTACTAGGCAAGTTATTTGCCAAGGTTGTCATAATTTGTGTAATTGATGCAACTCCAGTCACAGATTCAGGATTAATATCAGCAACTGCATCTGCAAATTGCTTGATCAAAGGACCAAACGCTACTAACTCTGTTCCAAACTCGGATAAAGATTTTTCTCCCATAATCTTCTGAAGTAATCCATCCTGAGCTGGAAGTTTGTCAGCCAAATTTGCCATTATCTCGGCTGCTGATGCTGCACCCTCCACTGCTTCTGGTTTAACATCTTTCACCATCTCACCAAACTGTTTTATTTTAGGTCCAAACGATACAAGTTCTTCCCCAAATTCAGCAAGACTCTTTTCTCCAAATATCTTTTGTACTAAACCATCTGTTCCAGGAAGTTTCTTAGCCACTTCGGCCATAATTTCAGCGGCAGCGGCAGCCCCTTGAACTGCTTCTGGTTTAACATCTTTTACATCTTCTGCAAACTGTCTGATATACGGACCAAATTCTGATAATTCTTTACCGAAATCGGATATACTTCCGCTAAGACCAAAGAAGTTTGCAATACCACTTATAACGTTTGCCGCGGTAAGTTTTAAGATCATTCCAGCTAAATATCCGCACGCTTCCATGTTTTCTGCGGACAACGGTTTTAATCCTGCTATAAACGGCGTCAATGCCACCATAAAATTCGACAGTTCAACTGCCATATCAACCAACGATAACCCAAACAAGCTTGCAATACCGTTTATTACTTCTGCTGCTGTAAGCGCCAATATAATCGCTGCTAAGAAACCGACACAAGCCAATGATTCAGCATCTATCATTTTGGATCCAGTTATAAACGGTCCTAAATTTATCATAAATTGAGATAAATCAGAACCTATTTGAGGAAGTTGCGATGAAACGCCTCCAAGAATACCTCCAAGAATGCCTCCTATAAATTTTCCAATAGCGATTCCAACTCCTTCTAAAAGTTCCCCGCCTTCGTTTATAAGCCATTTTAGACCAGGTATCTGAGCCAAGACCCCAACAGCTGCAAGGACTATAGCAAGTTCCGCTACTATTGCACCAAAAGCTAAAACACCAACCATAGCTGACGGTGCCAAATTTGCCAAAGCGGCCATGGCCAACATGATTCCTGCCAACAACCCAACACCAGCAATGGCTTGAACAAGGACGTCCGTGTCCATTCCATTTAATGCCTGTATAACGCCAGCAAAGAACTTTGAAAATAGATTCATTACAGATTGAATAACTGTTGGTAAATCGGCAGCAAGAGCATCAATAGTTCCTATAATAAGTTTTAGTAACTGACCGACAATTTCAGGAGCATTGTCAGCCAATGCCGTAAGAACTTCTTTAACAACTACAAGAATTGTTTTTACTATTTCTGGAACACATGTAATAATTACATCACATGTTGTTAAAATTAACGTTTTTAACACCCGTCCAATCGCCGAAGCACTATCAGAAATGGCATCTAATACTCCGACCATAAGTATTTTCACAACTTGAACCAAAGCTGCCGCGCCAGCAACGCCAGAAGCAGCTAAAGTGGTTAATCCTACAGATAAAGCAAAGATTCCTGCTCCAACTGCTAAGGCCGCAACCCCAAGCAAAGCTATGGCTCCTGATAAACCAAGAATAGCTGGTATGACTGGAGATAATAAGCCAGCTGCCACTCCAATAACAGCAAAAGAACCAGCTAAGCCAATTAAACCTTTCGCAATCTCGACCCAAGACATAGATCCTAAAGATTTTAACACGGGAGTTAAAATTGCCAAAGAAGTTGCCATAACTAGCATAGCTGCAGATGCGCCTAAAGTTCCTTTCATTGCCTTCATAGCTATAGCAAGAATTGCAAGTGAACCCCCAAGACTCACCATTCCTTTTCCAATTTCTTCCCAAGACATCGTACTCATGTTCGTTACAACTTTTCCAATGATTGTTAAACTTCCAGCTATGGCTAAAAGACCAATTCCCACAGTTAAAACATTCTTTGGCATAAGTCGCATAGCCAATGTTATTTCAGCAAGAGCTCCACCAACCGCCAATAGACCTTTTCCTATTTGACCCCAGTCCATGTTTCCAAAATCAGACATTGGTTTTTGCAGCATCTCTATTGCTTTTGCCATGATAACAAGACTTATGGATGTCTTTAAAATATGTTTAGATTCGCCAGCAGCTAATGAAAAAGCTGCAATCTCGGTTAGAACAGTACCAACCGCAATTAGTCCTGTCAGTAAAATTTCCGTATTCAAGCTTCCAAAACCCTCAACTGCCTTCTGCAAAACTAAAAGAGCAGCTGACAAAATAACTATTCCGACCGCTTGAGTTGGCTTAAAGCTTCCAAATTTTGAAGATATCATGAAAAGAGCCAATTCGGCAAGAAGAGCTCCAACCGAAGTAAGACCCTTTATCAAAGTGTCAGTATCCAATTCTCCTAATTTCTTTACTGAAGATGTCAAAATATAAATTGCAGCTGAAAATGCAATAAGTCCAACAACTCCGGTTTTTACTTTTCCTCCATATTTTGACAAAACAATTGCAATTCCGGTCATCTCAACCAAAAGTACTGAAATCGCGCCAAGTGATCCCAACAATTTATCAGAATCAATGTCTGAAACTTTCTTTAAAGCTCCAGCTAAAATTGTTACAGAAACGGCCATCGCAATCAAAGAATTCAGTCCGCTTATCGATCCCTTTTCATTTCTATCTATCTTATTTAATAACAGAAAAATTCCAGTTAATTCTCCAAGAATAACTGTTACTGCTCCTAAAGTTTCTGTCAATTTCTCAGAATCTATCATTGATAATACAAATATAGATCCAGCTATCAAAGCCATCGAAATAGCAATGCTTTTTAATGTATTGGCTTTTAATGTGTTTTGCAGGTCGTCAAAGGAATCAGTAACTCCAGATAATATATCTTTTATACTGTCCATAAACCCGCCTGCTGAATTTACTGTATTATTCAAATTTTTAATAAATATTGATAGTTGTTTTCCAATACCCACCAAAACTGCAACATTGAATAAATCATATATGCTATTGAATCCACCAGTACCAAGAGCTTTCCCAATGGAATCCATTAAGAATTTGAAAGCCTTCCCAAGACCGTTTATAATGCTTGTAACGGCTGGACCTGCTTTTTGTATAATACTCAAAAGAAATTCCATCACTTTCGTAAATGGAATCAATCTGATTTCAACTTTTCCACCAAGATTACCCAATTCTTCAAGGGCATTAGAAACCGCAGATATTACATTCTGAACAATTGGAAAATCTTTTACTATTTTTACAAAGTCCTTTATATGAATGATTCCGTTTGATAATGCGGTGGATATTTTCTCCACTCCAGAATGCATTTTATCAAAAGCTTTTGATACATTCTCTGAACTACGAACCCATACTGAAAATTCAGATAATGCTTCTCCAATAGAACCAGTAAGTTCTAAGAAACTTCCGCTCATTGTTCCTATAGGTTTGCTTACTGGAAGTATGACATTTAATAACGATACAAATCCATCCCCAAGAAGTTTTGTAATATCAAACAATCCTTTGAATGTTTTTTTAAGGTTTTCGCTATTTTTATTACTAAGAATCAATGTCTCAGTAAAAGAATGGAAAGCTTCTAATATCCTGTATACTTGATCGGCGGTTGCTGGTGGAAAGACTTCCCTAAACGCTTCTTTTACAGGCTTGATAACTGACACTAAACCTTTCATTCCATTCCTAAGAGAATCAATTAAAAGTTCTCTTCCAGACGGTTTCTCCAAAGCATCATTCATTTTCAACAGACTTGTAATGGTTGCTTGCATTTCGGGATCGCCTTCGGCTAAAACGTTTGCAAGCTCTTTAAACTCATCTGATGTGTAACCGACTTCTTTACCAAGATTTTGAAGTTTTTTAATACCACTTTCTTTCATCCCGGTAATATCGGAAATATAAGTAACAACATCTTTCTCAGAATTTACCATTCCAATCATATCCGTCATTACTTTGTTTAATGTTGTATCTCCTTTCGTGAAGACGTTCAAAGTATCTTTAAAAAGATCCGATGTTGTTCCAGCTTCTTTCGCAACTGTTTGAAGTTCTGAGATTGCATCTTTTGGAACACCAACAAGATCCGCCATATAATCCTGAGCATCTTTTTTATTAAATACTTCGGACAATAAAGCATTTCTTGCATCAGCCGATGCACTAATTACAGCACCAAAAGAATCTGAAATCTCTGTAAATAACACTTTTGCATCTTCAAAGTCTCCGATTATAATTCTAAAAGACTGAGACCATCCAGATTGAACGGCCTCTTTCAGAGTATCAATTAATTGTGTAAAGGTTTTTACCTTAGTAGCAGCATCTTCTGCCGTCTGAGCAAATTTGAGAGTCTCAGCTATCTCATCTTTATTCTTTCCGGATTTCTTAGCTAAAGACTCAGCAGCTTTATCAATAGCTTCCGCCTCTCCATAAGTAGATTTCGCAAGCTCTAACTCAGCTTCAATTGCTTCTTTTGATAAACCAGTGTATTTGGCAACGTATTCGGCTGCCCCACTAGTTGTAAATTTCTTCAATGTTTCTGTTAACACCTCAGAAGTAAGCCATCCGGTTTTCAAAGATTCTCTGAATGATCCTTCTGCTTCTATTGCCGCATCGGCTCCGGTACCAAGCAATCTTGATGTTTCTTTCAATGCATCCTGAAATAATTGCCCGCCCATACCAGCATTAACAACTGAGTTCCAGTCCATAAGTTTTACGGTTCCGGTTGCTAAAGCCTGAGATAATTGATACATGGCAGTAGATGCTTGCTGAGAATTCGAACCAGACACTGCTGCAAGGTTTGCAATACCTTGAATAGCGCTAACTGATGTTTTCAAGTCAACACCAGCCGCTGTGAAAGTACCGATGTTTCTTGTCATCTCCGTGAAGTTATAAATCGTCTTATCTGCATAAAGATTTAACTCATCAAGAGCGGCATTAACATCTTTAATGTTAGTCCCTTCTTTTTGAGTATTCGCCAATATTGTTTGAACGGCGTTAATCTGCGTTTCATACTCCTGAAAACCAGTTTTTATTGGATCTATGGTAAATGCAGAAACCCATCTCTTTGCAGAATTAACAAACGAGTTTGTAATATTCCCCAAAGTCGTTATGGCCATAACTTCTAAAGCCGAAAATTTACTTTGTACCCCATTTATTGCCTTATCAAGGCCAGAAATATCAACCTTATCAGCTGCTTTATCAATATTTTTAAAACTATCCCCAATCTTAGAAAAATCAAGGCTTTTTTTCAGCTTATCAAGCGTTGACATAGTGGTAGCTGCGTTGGATTCAAACTGCTTATTGTCAAATTTCATCTCAACTATTCTATGATCTATTGTTTGACTCATGAACTTGTTACCTCCTTCCACGCAGCATCAGCCATCCTATCAAAAATTGGTTGAAGCGCCGGATTGATATAATCTCTACCGCTTACATAACTCCCGTTTCTTGTTCCATGACCATACTGTAAAATAAGGGCGATATTTACCCCACTATGAACATTCGAATTGTTCCAACATATAGAAAGTGTATTCCCCTTTTGAATTATTTCATAACTCCACGATGTTGCTGTTACGCCCGAGTCAACCGGAGTAGCAGCAGAAAGGGCCGCTACACCTTGCTGCGCATATTTCTCTAAAACACCAATATAATCTCTTCCAAATGACTTTTTCAGAAATTTTTCGGTTTTATTAAAATTCCCTTTCTGCTTTATACTTATCATAGTTTACTCCAATCCTGCTTATTTCTTCAAATACACACTCGAACTGAATCCAATATACCGAACACCGTTAAGTGTAAACTGAATCAACAGCCATTTAATGCCATTGAAAGTTGTGTAGAAGCCAAAGTTGTTAACTTTTGTTCCCTTCGGTATCAAACATAATGCTTTCTTGTTAGTTCCAGCATCATTTCTACAGTAAAGGTCTGCAGTCGTAACATAGGTTCCTGCCAAAGAAGAATTCTTACTCTTCGCATAACAGGTTGCTTCAACTTTTCCAGATGAAGAAGCTGCAGAAGCAGGATTTTTGGCTGGACCATTCAGGATCTCATTAACCTTGGCCTGGACTTCTGCATAATTAAAGCCATTTCTTTCCAAAGCTTCTTTTCTCTTATCTCTGTTACCCCAAAGACCTGAAATAACTTCTCTGGCCACCGTTGCAATATCCTTACTAGTTCCGAGCGACTCGTAAACCACAGAATTATCAGTATACTTAGGTGTAATAAAACCACGAATATATTTTCCGTTAATAGAAATTGTCCTCTTCTTCACAGAATTTCTGTAGTTACCTTCGATCACAGTCATATATCCAGAGTTAGGATTACAATAATCTACGGTTCCAACATGATCAGGCCAACCATCATTATCCCCGACTCCATTATCATCCCAGTCATAAAGAATCCCATCTGCAGGAGACGGAACATACCCATCATTCTCCTGCCAGCATCCCATTTCCTTGGCACGATTAATTAATTCTCTGCAAGAGATCTCAATCGGCATAATATCCGTATATCCCAAAGCAATCGCCAATGCCGACCAGGTACAAGCACACCAAGGCCATCTATACTGCATTCTAATTCCTCTCGGAAATACCCCAGTAAACGAATTATAAATGTCGATAATTTCTTTGTAACTTCCATCCGCTTCTTTCTTCCCAATCCAAGAAGAAACGAGCTTAATCACTTCAGATCTTGATCTCATATTTTTTCCTCCATTTTGAATTCTTCCCAATAGTAATAATCCAAGTTAACATATATCATCACCCTTTCGAGTTAAATTGTGATCTTCTTTTAGCATTTAAAGCAGCCCTTTCTCTAGCCGCTTGTCGCTTATCCATCTTCTTTTCTTTTCCATTTTTTATACTAACCACTTTTATAAGTGTAAGTAATTGATTCAAATGCCACTTCTGAAATTCTACCGGAACATTCAATGTTATCATCCAATAATAAATAATTTCAGCAGTAATAATCTGTCTCGAATTCTTTTGAGCACCTATTAGCCCATCTTCTTTAAACCATGTTGCCGTCATATCGTCTTCAATATACTTTATAATAGCTTCAACCTGATCTTTCGAAATCCAATCATATACAACACCTTCGACACCATGATTAAGAGTCATGCATTGAATATAACTTCTTATTTCATCATATGTTTTATCTTTTGTAGCTAAAAAAGGCTTGTGCCATATTTGTTCCCATTTTTTCAGGGAGATTAAAGAATGCTCAAGTTGTAATTTGGTCTCCTTAAAATCTACATAAACGAATTCTTCTTTGATTTCATCCCATAATCTTTTATGAGTTTCCGGTATCACAATTTCTAACATATCAATAACCTCCCTTCCAAAATATAATTTTTATTTTACAATAGTAGGAGTCATTGCTCCTTTAATTTCTTCCGGAATAAGATTCGGGTTGCTCCGAATAGTCTTATCGACTTCCTCCGCCAGATCTTTCGGAATGATCTTATTGATAAACTCTGCAGCTTTGGCAGCATCTGTAACCAATTCTGTAAAGAGCTCAGAATATGCATCAGACCGGTAGAAATCATCCCATATCTCATCGGATTTCTCAAATTTGATACCATCCAGGGACGGTTTACCGTAGGACATTTTAAGCATCTCCTCAAAGATCTCAATAATCTGCTTACCGTTTCTTTCCTTGGCGACTTTCTGAAGTACCTTATCAAGGGTGTAGTCTCCAGAGGTTGTCAACCACTTGATCACCTCAGCCTTATTCAGATTGAAGTAAAACTCATCCTCTCTCTTGTTTCCAAGAAAATCTGTGTACGGAATCTTTCTTACATACATTTTTGTTGTCTCCTTTCAAAAATCATTTTATAATGAGGAGACCTGTATAAGCAAGCCTCCTCATAAATTTACATGTTACTTAGCCTTTTGCAAAGATTGTCTTCAGTTCATCAGGAAGCGGCAAACGTCCGTCCGTAGGTGCTTCGGTCTGCTCGTAGTATGTCTTACCGGCCTGTATCGTGCTATCCGCTGTTTTAACGTACTCGCCGTTTACCAGCTCGTAATATGTCTTACCGGACTCCAGGGAACTGTCACTCGTAGCGGTGTAAACGCCGTCTGTGCCATACAGGATTTTCTCAACAGTTGCAAGCTTATCTTTGTCAACCTTCGTGGAATCAATCACGATACCTGCCGTAGGCTTATAAGGTTTACCATCTGGCCCAACTCCGCTAATGTTAACAGGCGTTGTGCTTACTTCATAACTGAAAGTAGCTGCCTCGGGACTGTCATTCACAGTGTTATTTGCCTGCTCCGACGGCGCTGAAGAACATCCATAGATCAGATTCAGCTCAAAACCATAATCTTCACCTTCGGTATCATTGCCGAGCTTATTCCGATAGGAGAAACCAAACGTATTTCTGCGCTGCTGTCCTGCAAACACTCCTTCAGCCAGTTCGCTCTCGCCATTGCATTCTGCCCACTCATCAGGATAGAAATAGCACTCAATCGTCAAACCGAGAATCTCAGCCGATTTCAGGTTCAGATACTGCATATTATCCGCATACAGCTTGTTGTCTTCTGCTCCAGAGGGAGTCTTATTAACAGCTGTTAAGCCGCTCCAAGCCACGCCTTTGGGATAAGCTCCGTTTTTCTGGGGGTACAGAACGCCGTGATCTACACCAGTCTTGTATTTCTTTTCTCCGACCTGGTCCCATTTAATTTTACTCATTATTTTCTTCCTCCTTTATTCTTGGTCCACTATAAAACAGTGTGTAAACAAAATGTGACAATCCGTCACTTGCAAAATTTCTATCTGAAGAGCAATAAAGAAGCTTCTTCAAACGACTTGGAATTCTACTATCCGGATCGTCATCGATAATAGTTACCATATATCTCTTTGATTCCCGATAATGTATGTTATCTGCAAAATCAGTGTCATCGTTTGTGTAATTGTACACAATACATGGATAGTTCATGTCTTTTCCATCAGGAGGCTCGAAATAGCAATTTTTGCTACCAAGCACTTCACAAAGTATATCATGAAGAGGGCGTTTTGCCATTGTATACACCTCCCAACTCTAAAACAATTCTTGGAAATGATCCGATATCCACTGAAGAAACTCGCCAGTTTACGCCATTCCAGGAAACATATTTAATGGAGCCCCAATTCTGCTGCAAATATAAATCTGAGATGATGCTCAGCTTATTGTTTACAGCTAAATTCTCATTCTGTTTATTTTCTGCGGGTAGAAAACGTCTAACGTTTCTAAGAATATCTCCAGTGTAGTTTTTCTCAATTATTTGAGGTTTAAATACTCCAGGTTTCATTTCAACGTCTTCAGTCCAAAAACCAATCTTTCCTGAGAATTTCATAAAATCACCTCCATTTTGAATTTAGAGAGCCAAGACTTTTGATCTCAGCTCTCTTTCTGGTTTTTAAGAAGCAGCTCTGTCCAGAACGATTGTAAGGGCCGAGAAAGGCTTAACCAGTGATCCAGAGATTCTGGTTTCGATCAGATATTTCATCTGGTTATAATCAATATCGAAATCGTCGAACAGACTTACAGCGCCACCTTTATCAGCGCCAACATTGTAGTCAGCCATGTTGACAACAATTCCAATTAAAGGATATTCCTTTGTGGTCTTAGAAACGCCTTCTCCTTCTGTAAGAGAAATTGTAGTTCCTTCCATAGGTTCAACTGTGATCAGCTCATTAACACGCAACTTTGTAGCCAAAGCGCTTTCGGTTTCGTAAATGGCACGCCCTGTTGTGTCTTCCAGAAGAAGCATCTCGGTAACGGCATCCTCTGTTGTCCAGAAATCAGGTTTGCCAGAGCCTTTGTAATTCTTACGAGCTCGGATAATTGCCTTGATTGTAGCTTTGGCAACCTCCTCTTCTGTCGCTGCTTTGGGAACGGAAACCTTAACAATGGTGTTGAAGAGCGGAACATCTTTTGCAATCGGACGAACATGATCCTCACTGATCTTGTCATCGGAAGAAGCCAAACGGCCGTCACCGATCAGAATTGCTCTTGCAATTTCCTCATCCAGCATCACACGCATTTCAGCTTTAATCCATGCAACCACGTCAAAATCTGTGATGTCAATTACATCGTCACGATCCAGCTTCTGTTTCTTATAAATAGTCTGAGGATCGGTTGTTCTCTTAAGGGTTGTGAATACCTCTTCTTTCTTAAGCTTACCCTTAATATAACCTTTCGCGCGTGCTTCGTCTTCTGTAATGTTTGCATACAGGGATTTGATCCTGGAGAACGGAGTATGGTGAATCTTGCTCATCAGCTTATTCACCCAATCCATATTCCTGGAAATCCACTCAGGCTGATCGGTCATGGACTTATAATCCGGGAACAGCATAGATGGATCATTAAACCCGTAGGTCTGTGATCCTGTTGCTACTGTCATACCGGTTGTATCAAGAGAGTGCTGAAGAACACCGCTCTCGATATTGCTGTTTACTGCTTCCTTCAGCGAACCGAGTCTCTTGGCGTCTTTCATGATCTGTTCCATATCAGAATGGCTGATCACCTGTCTGGGCTGCTGACCTTCAAAAATATTATGCTTCATCTCTTTCTCCTCCTTATCATCTTTGGACGGCTCTTCTTTCTTTTCTCCGTCCTCATTTTTTGCATCTTTGACAGCCTGTTCAACAATAATCCCGACAGCAGCTTTCTGCTCATCGGACATCCCATTTAACACTTCCTGAACTGTCTTTTTACTTCCTTCCTCATCCTTCTTTTCGGGCTCTTTTTTCTGATTGCCATCCATATTTTCTTCCTCCTTCTTTTCAGGATCCTTTATTTCCCCATGGCAAAGGAAAATGCCTTCATCGGTGTAGAAGATTCCTTCATCCTCACCTTCTCCAATAGGCTCACTATGAGCCAATACGGACTCAATAAAGGCTCCAGGATTTGCCCCTGCCAGAACCAGACTTACTTCACGAATAACACCATGAAGAATGTCCATGCCAACCTGATGCAGATTATTTGCCCAAATACTAAGTGCAGTTACATCACCATGAAGAACCGCTTCCTTCGCATCCCTTCCGGCCTGTGTATTATTGAAGCTGCAGTGTGCATAAACGCCTTCATCACGATTCTCAAGAACTGCATGTCCAAGAACATCCGCAACCTTATTATGTTGGTGGTTCCAAACAAGAGGTACAGTTTTTCCGTCATTGACCCTGAACGCATCTTTTTTAATGGTTAAACCATCGGCGCATTCCAAGTCGTTTTTGGTTGCCCAACCCTCAAAATCATAAGGCATACTCATTACCTCCTTTTTAAATTGTTGTCTATACAAATCAGCAGAAACTAAACTTTTTTAACTTCATTAAACGATTCCTTTATGTGTAATCATCCCGTAAAGTCTATTTATTTAGAAAAACTAGCTGATTTTGAATTGAGAGAGATCGATTTTCTCTTCTCCGTTAACAACCTTTGTTTCTTTACTTTCTTCCTCAGGCTGATTCAAGTTTGAATTGATGAGTTGATCTGCCTTAGGATCTTTTGACGGCACAAGGCCAATCTTAGAACGCATCTCATTTGATGTCATTATACAGTTCCTTGTGAACTTATCAGCAATATCTGCGATGTTCGAAATGGGAACCAACTTAAATGGATCTCTGAAGAATCGCACCGCTTGTCCTTGTGACTGTGCAGTCTTTGAAATCCATTTTCTCTCCAACTCCTCTATAATAGCTGTAAGAATTGGCTCTATAACCCTGCTATAATAATTCAGCATAGTTTTTTCATCGGCGGTTCCATTAAGAATCTCCATTGTCATTCCAAGCTGGTTGAATAGTTCTTCCTTCAGCTCTTTCGCCTGATTCCACAAATTATTCTCAACAGAACGATTTAATTGGATCACTTTTTCAGAAGCATCAATATAACCAACTCCATATTGCGACCCGGTCAACTGTTCTTCCAGATTCTTTCTACGATGTTCAGCTTCTCTTTTTCTAGCATCAGTCTTCGTTGGATACGGTAACTGGATAATCAAATCCATTTTACCAGCTGCATTTTGCTCATTTACCCGATCAAGCTGATTAAGTACTCTAAGAAGTCTCTGTAAAGTAGAATTCGGCTCATTCATGATAGAATAGAATGGGTTCTCAATAATCGGAGTATACCGTTTACCGACAACTACTTCTTCTTTCTTACCGATCGTTTCGTTGTATAGCTCTACTCGAACCTCTTGTGGATACCACTCAACAATTTTTCCAACTCTTGCTTCCAAAACCTCATAAGACTCTGTAACATTCGGGTCTGCGGTTAGATCAGTCGGAACTAAAGCAATACAACCTTCGTCAAGCATCGAATAAACTGCATCAAGAATCATTACTCGACCGGTTTGATCAATATTTGCTTCCTTTGTTAAAGCATTATTCAAATGAGAATTCATAGTTTCATCATAGTTTCCATCACCATTCAAACGAACATGCTTAATATCTATTGATGATGCATCAACTGCTATTCGATTGTAGATGGAATTTATGATTGATCTCTCATTTTGAATTCTATGACGAGTTCGGTCAGGTCTTGTTCCCGATCCTCCATACCAGTATTTCGTAACTGTAGGATCACGTCCCATAAAAGCATTCCATGCCCATTTAAATCTGTCAAACGGAAAAGCCACTGGTATCACCTCCTATTTTGTCTTCTTATTTCTATCAGTCTCTACCAAAGCAACGGCTCGCTTTGCCGCCTCTTCAGCAATGCTAATATCTTTCGTTTTATCAGATGGTATTGTTTTTGTCCCGGCCGTTCCTTTTATGAGTTCATTTACTCGTTTCTGAATTTCTTCATAGTTTTCTCCAAGAAGATCTTTCCTTTCCTGTCCGTTTCCAAAATTGCCACGAATAACTTCTTTTGCTAAATTTTCAATATCGTTTTCAGAAAGATCTATTTTGGAATTTGATTCCGTTTTTTCCTCAAACCGATCAATAAGATTTCTTTGCATTTGATCTACTTCTTCTTTCGGAAGTTTTGTCCAATCAACCCCCATTTGTTCAAGAAGAACTTTATCAAAGCTTCCTCTTAGCTTCTGGCCAATATCTTTATCCGAAGAATTTTTAAGCTTTTCGAACAGCTCATCTTCCATTGATTTCTCTTTTTCTCCGTCAGGAAGATGCCTACCACCTTCATAACTATCCGGATAATAATACGTTCCATTCACCCTCTTAATGTATTTATGCTTCTTCCAAGAAGAACCCTCTGAACTATGCTGAAGGAATTGAGATCTTATTCGGATATCCCGATAATCCGGTCTTATCACTTTTTATCACCTCCTTAATCAAAAGAGTCACGATTAGCTTTAAATGCTACGTAAGCGTCCATCATAGCTGCCACGTTATCGATCTTTTCTTCTAATCTTTTTTTGTAAAGTTTTCTATTTCCATTCGTATCCTCAAGAACGACACAATTTCCCATGGCAAATTCCATGAGCTCTTCATCAAATAAGAGCATGCGATCCTCTGCCATTTTCTTCAATTCACCAAGAGGGACAGATTCAGTTTTTGCTCCCTGAATTACTTTTTCAATTCCATATGATCCATTTTCTCGTTCCCATCTTTCCACAAATTCCTTTGCGTTATATGGATCGTATCCGAACGCTCGAACATCATACTCGAAGTCGATAATGGCCTGATCAAGATCGTCATAGACATCCATCATATCCAAAACAGTTCCAGGCATGACAATAAGTGTTCCTTCCCGAACAAATTCATCATATTTTACCCGCATAGCTGGCTGTAGATTCTTTAAAGTTCGTTCTGTAATATACGCTCTTGTTTTTATTCCAAACCGTTCACCGGCAAGCGGAAACAAAAACGTAAAAGCACAAAAGTCGTCCCCTTGCGAAAGGTCAGCTCCTAAAGCGCACGGAAGTTTCCAATAAACACGCCTTTTATGTGGTAACGTTTCCTCGTAAGTGAAGAAATAGGTAAAACCAGCCATCGGAACCCCAAATCGTTTAGCCAAAATGTCATTTCTAGCAGATGGAACATTCTCTGCTCTTTCTACATCCTTTTCGTACGTATCCCAATCGACAGTCTTTCCAATATTTGGATTTGCTTTAATCCAAAGTTCCGGACAAGCAACTTCTTTTGCATCATCAAGACAATACCACCAAATGGACACATGAGGAGCATAGTAATCCCCTCTAAGAATATCCATTAACTCCATCTTGATACTATCTCCTGCTCCATTACGAACAGTTCCCTCAGAACTGCTTGCTATAATGAGATAATCGTCTACTTTGGAAGAACCTTGCTCAAAGGCCCCGATAACATCCTCTCGAATATCGCAAGAAAGCCATTCGTCAACAGTTACACACTTATCACGACGACCTTGAGCTTTTGCAATTGCCATTGGTACAATTTCAAGCAAAGAATTTGTAAGGAAGTTTTCAATTCCTTTTTTTGTGGGGACGAGCTTTTGTCGTTCCATTTTATTTCCAGTGGTATTTTGAATTGAGCCAGCTGTTAAAAATTGAAACAAAGGACCGACTGCTCTTGAAATAGCGGTACGAAATGGACTAAGAACTTCTTCTGCCTGTCTAACCGTAGGAGCACAAGTAGCCTGCTGCGTTGTTGACGTGTCCATTACCAAAAAGTAAGCTTGATGAGCCTCGTCATATAAAGTTTTGGCAGCACCTCTGCCGACGATCAAATATTGCTTATTTGTCAAGCGCTTCTTGATTGTTCGCTTGATATAACGCCCACCGTGATCATTTTTATACGGTCTGTAAACGCTTTTCTCAACAAAGTAATACCAACCGTACACTTGCTCCGCCCATAGCTTAAAAGAATCAAGAAGATTCAATGGAGAACCGTCAGTTAATGTTAACTCTCCTTCACAAAAACGAATCCAACCCTCCACAGCATCTTCATCGTAATAGTATCTAGGATTTCTGATAAGCTCATCTATTCGATTCATCTCCAAAGAGATTTTCTCACAGACGGGGATCTCTCCATTTAAAACCGCTTCGCGAAATTCCCCATAATACTTTGGGACTGCTGTATTAGAAAGACCCATGTTATCACCTCCAGAATATTACTTATTTCTTTGAAAGCTTTATAACTGGAAGATTTCTATCCTCTCCTGTAGCATTCCAAATAGAAGCAAATGTGTTATAAGCTACAACCCCAGTGGTAACCCATTCTGTTGTGTCTTTCACTCCATTTGCCACTTTTTTCACAGAATCCCATGCATTTTTTTTCTCTACCGGGGTCATTTGGTCAATTAACCTCTCGAAATTCAATCTCGAATAAACATCTTGAAGTTCCTGCTTGGTTAGTTCTCCTTTATACTTAGAAACTTCTTTTGGTGTCCCTTCTTTTAAAACCCGTTCTTTATCCTCCAGTAGTTTCTGTTTTTGTTCTTGTTCTTTCTTATTCTGTTCTTCTGCTTTCTGACGTTTTTTCTCAGATATATATTCAGAAATTCCAGAACTCTTTTTAGAACGCCTTGCTTCTCCAACTTCTTTCCCAGATCCCGTATAACCTTTTGGATAGGGTTGGTATCTACGAACTCCCCATTTCATTCCAATAATTCCATGATGATAAATTTCATTCGTCATTTTGAATTCACCTCCCCTTAACTATTTTCAAACAATCCCTCTGGATTGAACGAGATCTGAAGACGATACTCTGCTTCTCTAATTAGTTCTTTTATTACCTCTATCATAGTAGAACTTAATGTTGGTGAGTCAAATCCAAGTCTTGTCTTGTAAACGAAATACATCTTGATCTGATTTACAACATCCTCTGTTCCGCCAGGAATCAGGTCAGCATAGGTATCGTCTTTACTTTTTACCGTAAACGGCTTTTTCAACACACCAAGCTGGAACAACGTTGAAGATGCTGCATTGATGTTCAACATAATGTCCAAATCAAAAGACTTATCCTCAACCGGAATTCCAATGAGCTTTTTTACAGAAGAAAGAATAGAATCTGAAAGCTCTGAAAGCTCTGAAAGATTTGTATTCTCGTCCATATTCTATTCCTCCTTCAAATACTCAGAGGAGATGTAAACTCTGTGATTAACGCTTGTGGAAACCTCATAGAAGTCTCCTCTTTTTCCGTAAATCACAACATGGTCTCCAGCACGAAGCGTCTCGACCACTTCGGAATCCTTATCTGGCCATCTCCTCACATTAACATTTAAGGTATTAACGACAACTCCGTTTACGGTTTTCGGAACCGTCGTCTCCACCTTAGCGGGAGACTTTTCTATGATTTCTTTCATTTCCTCTTTTACATCTTCACTCATGATTTCTTTCATTTCCTCTTTTACATCTTCACTCATGATTTCTTTCATTTCCTCTTTTACATCTTCACTCATGATTTCTTTCATTTCCTCTTTTACATCTTCACTCATGATTTCTTTCATTTCCTCTTTTACATCTTCACTCATGATTTCTTTCATTTCCTCTTTTACATCTTCACTCATGAT